CGTTCGTGTCGCTGAAGCTCTCCGGCCGAGCGCCATTCAACGGCTGATACAGGTTGCGTGCAATCTGGTTGAGCACGATGGTTTCGTTCTTGGTAAGTTTCATTGTTCTGCTCCTGCTGCTGCTGCTGTTTGTTATCGGCTCACTTCAACTTCAAAGTCCATCAGGTCGAGCAAGCGGCCATCTTCGGTCAGGCATCGCCACACCTGATACACGAAATCGTCCTGCGAAGAATTCTCATCGGGCACTGGAGCCTCAGCCAGCGTGATCATCTTCTGAGCTTCGGTATCAATGCCTGCGAACGGAAGGGAGGATGCGGAAATCGTTTCGCCTTGGTCGCGGGTGGTTTCAAGGCCGAGCGCCGTAACCACGAGGCCGATGTCGCTCGGCTTCGGGTGATATTCTCGGCCGTTGAATCCGTTCATGTCCACGCCGGTAATTTTGAGTTTCAGGGTTGTCATGTTCGTGGCTCCTTTAGAAAAGTACCGCGATACGTTCGCGGCGAATGTTTGAATGCGAGTGGGGTACCTCAACCTGCGAGTGAGCCGCGAACGAGAGCGCCGTGAGCGCAATATAAAAGAGCACCGTGCGAACCATGTGTCCTCCTTCAGGCCTTGGAACCTGAGCACGAAGCGGAATGCCTCGTGGGGATTTACAAGTGAGAGCCTGTCACGTTCTCGCTTGTCCTCATCTGTGCTGAGCACCGCACGCCGCTTCTTTGAACCGGCCATTGCGGCCTACTTCGTCTGCTTTGTGTTTTCGGTACTCAGGTGAAGGCGACCAGCCATTAGGTGGGTGTGCTCCGGGTCTGCTCGTTCGCTTGTCTCTGCTCTTTGCGCCAGTGGGTGGAACTTGCTGGAGCGAGGAGAGGAAGCACGAAGTGGATTTAGGTGCCACTTCTTCAGGCCTTACCGGAAGCCGGTCGCTATTTGGAGGGTGCCTACCTTCTCGCCTTTCGGCTTCCCTCGCTTCGGTTGTCAACGCTGCTGGTCTTCTCGGGTTCGGTCAGGACTTAGGTATCTGGCTCTATGGGGAACGCTTTGGCTCCCACCGGCCTACCGCCTTCCGACTCACCGCTCCAACAAGAGAATTATCCCTCAGAGGGGAGTGAGTAGCAAGAAAAAAGAGTGCGAATTTGCTGGACTTTCGGATTTATTATCCACGAATTTAGGCCTGTTTTCACTACTCTGCAAATTCCTTAGGAAATTCACTACTTAGCACTGAGGCAAAGAATGCCACTTACAGACGACGCCTTCCGGCCGGAGGCCTTTACCCCCACTTTTTTGGGGTGCTATTTTGGCCTCAAAAACGCAATTTACAGACACTCACGCACCGAGAAGCGGAGCCTGCTTTTCCACCACCTGAACCTTGAGCGGCGTGAGCTTCGCTCCGGGTTTCAAGCCGATGCCGGTAAGCAAAAGCGTGACACGAATGCGGCCTTCTCCTGAGAGCAACACCGCAAGCTCTTCGATGCTTGGCTCCCATTCCGTAATGACGGTGCCTTCGTTGTCGAGTAGAGCCGGGAGTGGAAGGTATTCACTCTGGCGTTCGCCAAATACCAATTCACGGTAGGGATGGTTTGCGGGGAGAGCGGACGAGATTTTTACCGGGTGCATGTGCGGCTCCTTCTTCGTGCTGCTGCTGATATCGCTTTAGGGGTTTCACTGGTCCAAACACTTCGTCGAACACGTAAATCGTCGAATACTTCACCTCCGTGAGATCTCGCTGAGGTTTCCTCCACACGCCATCGGCTCCTTGTTCCATGTCAATGACATCAAGATCGTCTACGATACGCCGAAGCACGTCGTTCAGGAAACTCATCGCGCGAACGACTTCGCAAAGAGAATCCGCGAACACTGGCAGCAGCACATCTCCACGCGATCATCGTTCACCTCCACGAACACGGGTTGCTGCTTCGCACACGCGGAGCAGTAGCGCATGACCCGATCTCGAATCGTGATGAGGTACTCCATTACTTTTTCCTCCCGCCTTTCATTTGCTGGAAGCGGTGCCCGAGGCTCGAGACGGCTTCTTCCGCAATGCGAATGGGCATGAAACATTCGGCCTCGGTCTGTCCGCTCTTCACAAACGTCCACAGCGGATGCGGCAGGTCGAGATCCTTGATAGCCTGCTTCAAAGCCTCTAGGGTTGTGGCCTGCTCTCGTTTGTAATAGTACTTCCCTTCGGCCGTGTGCGAGTAGAGTCCCCATCGCTCGAATGCCGGCGTGGATACGTAGCCAGCAGAGGGAGGCCGTGGGGTCGGCACCGGGTTGGCTCCGGGGTTGGTGAACTTCTCTTTCTTGATCTTCTTCTTCCGTGCAGCATCTTCTTCGGCCTGCATGAGTGCTTGCACCTTATCCCAGAATTGGCGTTTGCCTTCGGCCAGATGCCGCCGATGAATGCGTCCCGGTTTATAGCCTTTCTTCGGCATTACCAATGCCACCAGCGACGAACACGGTCCGTCACGCGGATACTCGTAATCTTCTTGCGACCGTCTGGTAGCTGCTCGGTAAGGAGGCCGTAGCCTTCTAGTGGTTGGAGATGCACGTGCACCTCGGCTTCTAGCTCCACGTCGAGATCCCACGCGTTCATGGTGACATCCAGCCTCGGGATCGCGTCCACGGAACACCGAAGAACGATATCCGTCACCTCGGGTAACTCGAACCCGTTCACTTCGGTTTTCACTCCTCCGGTTGAGAATACGTTTCGGTCCTGGTACTTGGAAAGTTTGACGAGCATATCAATGTACCTTTCGGAGCGGTGCTCCGGGGATGACTTCGTAAAAGAACGGACACGCCATGTGCACGGCGTACAGGAACTTTGCGGGGAGGCCTTCGGGGTACAGGCTCTCCGCATAGGCGCGCCACTCCAGCTGCGTCGCCTCTCGGACAATGGTCACCCATTGAAAGACCATAGCTCCCTCCGTGTTCATGAGCACGGCTTCGAGTTCCTGTCCGGTGTCGTAGCTTTCAGGAGTGGCGATAATCATTCCTTCCTCAATCCGTGTGAACCATAAAGTAATGTTTACAGTGCTGCGGACGTACTCGCAGGTGGCATCCTGCTTGCGCGTTCACCGACTTGCCGTGGGCTCGCCACTCTTCGTAGCTGGCCTCTCGGAGCACAACGGCCGGTTGCTCGGTCCCGAGCGGAGGACCAGCCGCATGCAGGTCTACGGCTTTCGAGAATCCCATCACGATGATCTTGTTTAGTGGAGGCAAAGGAGAATCCGGATCCCATGCAATGAACAGAAACCGTTCGGTGTCCGGTTCGAACTGATGCCTCATGGTTCTACCCACCGCCGTCTGGCAAGGCCGAGAATGTATTGCTGATAGTCATCCGGCTTGTATCCCGGTTTCACGTGTTCGTGGCAGTCCTTGCACTCCCAGTGGAATTGTTTGATCTCATCTCCGTCCTCGGTCCAGTAGGGTGCGTCTTCCACTTGCATGCAGGTGGGCAAGGAGGCCGGTTCAGCCAGAGCGTAGATCCGCTTTCCGCTTGGCCATTCCCATTGATGCACATGTCCTTCGTGGTCGGTGAAGCTCCAGGATTCGTTCGGACGGCTCAGGCTCGTGACCTCGATCATGGTGCGCGAGTATTCCCATGGCATTAGATTGGGCCCCCTCCGGTTTTCTGGATCTCTCAATCATTTGTGGAAGAAGCCTCGGGAGGCCAAGTCCTCCATGGTCTTGGAAATGTCGTTGTGCTTGGCATGCTCGCGGATTTCGTAGGCGATGGCCAGCAAGGCATACGTGAGTGCCGAGATCGCGAGCCACCATGGTAGGGATGTATCGTCGTGCTCTCGATGTGCCAGTGCCGTGAGGCGTTCGACCGCGAGATCTTCCGCATACGGGCCGACCGGATCGCTTGTCGATTTTTCCATCTGCTCCTCCTTCGAGAAGGGGAGATTATGGAGTTTGTTATACAAACTTTCAAGAGGAAAGATTTGCGCGGAAAATTGATGGGTTCCGGAATGTCATTTCGTGGAATTGGACGAGCGTTTATATGGAAGAATTGACCAAAAGAAGAATTCGCGTCTAGGACGTAGGGGGTATGGGGATTATCGGTTAAACCCTCTCTAAATTAAAAAAGAATATGAAGAAAACTATAGGAACGAGATACTCTTTTGTGAGGTTGGACCCACGTTCATGCGGGTAGATTGCGTGTGAGCCGGAAGAGCGGAGGGGCAACATAGCATCAAAAAGGGAAAACAGGCCGTTTAGAGGGGTTCATACCATACCCGTTACGTCCTGGAGGTGAATTGGTTTAGACAGCGAATTGGACCAGCGTTTATATGGAGAAACATGGAAAAAAATTCGTGGAAAAAGCACCGGTTTTTCTGCTCTAGGCTGAGGAGGAGTGAGGGTGGTTTTTGGACCACCAAAATGTGACGAGATGCTATCTAAAATCCATTTTGCGGTGCGAAAAAATTTCGAGAACGCAAGAAAAATCTTTTTCGCACTGCGGAGCGAGTGACACGTGAAAAAATCGATCACGTTCGTGCGGCCGAGTATGAAGCGCACACCGGGTTTGCGTGCACGCTGCGAGGAAAAACATCCACGCACGAATTCTCCGTGCGTTCGACTACTCGATCACCCCGGAGCGTGTCATTGGAAAGTCTCGCCGCATGGAAAAACCCGCGCACGGGACGTTCGTGAATCGCTCGAGACCAGAGCACGCAAGAAGAAAGTCCATCTCACCCCAGAAGCACGGATGACCGCACTCGAAATGATCGAAGATCCGATGTATCGGAAACGTCTGCTGCGAGATCTCCGCCTGAGAAACGTGCGGCCTGCGGTGGAATGCATGTTGTGGTATTACGCCAAGGGCAAGCCGAAGGAAATGGTGGAGCATTCCGGTACGCTGTCCTTGCAGCAAGAGCTATCAGCACTCACAGACGAGCAGCTGAGGGAGCGTGCCCTAGCGGTTGCGGGTATGCTTCAGGCCGAGAGCGGCGATAGTGTAGCAACCAAGCACTGAGCAGGAGGAGCACATGGCAGGCAGCAGCGTCAGTTATCCTACGTACCGCTTCCCTCGGAGCGGGAACCCTGTACGCGTCGAGGACGAGCAGGCTGATCGCGCGTTGATAGGCGAATGGTTCGATCATCCGCCTACGGAAGAGGAAGAGGATACGCGTTTCCCTGAGAGCGGCGACCCGGTCGATGCGATGCTCGACGAGGAAAACGGAAAAAAGAAAACGCGCAAGAAGAACGACGCGTAGCATGCCATGGTGCCATGCGACGGAGGCCGGGTGTCACCCCCAGTGTGGTGATATCGTGCGGGATGCACTCGCATGGCACATTTGCTTTTTCAACCGAAGTGGTGAATGCCACTTTCGGTTCCGGAAATTCTGAAATCTGAAACCGAGACACCATGGCCACGCTTTCCATCGTGGGCATTTTGACGTTCCTGCTCCTGATCGCGCTGATCGGCTTCATCGTGTGGCTGATCACCGAGAAGATTCCGATGTCGGATACGTTCAAGACCACGCTCAACGTCGCCGTCGTGATTCTGATTGTGCTTTTCCTTATCGGCCTCCTCACCGGCAAGACCACCCTGCCGCATCTCTAAGGAAGACCGTCATGCCCCTGTACGATTTCGAATGTGAGGACTGCGGAGCCGTGAAGGAATATCTGGTCCGCAGCCACACCGAGGCTGCACCGCTTTGCGTGCATCTCGCTCCCAATGGTCGGTCCCGTACGCTGCATCGGATGACGCGGCTCCTCTCGGCTCCGGCGCATTTTTCCATTTCCGGCTATTCCTCGCAGAACGGCTACTCGGGGATCGTGGATCGCGATGTCCACCTCCGCGACCATCCCACGAAACGCATTCACGTGACCGGCAACGAACACGCGTTTAAATAACGAAAGGCAGATCCATGATCCGAGGCTCCCTCTCCAGACTGACGACCGGGACGGGATCGGCAGCGCCCGCATTAGAAATTATCGCGGGCGTGAAACCGATCTGGCTCCGTCGGCTCACGTACACCCTCGCAGCCGCCACGGCCTCGACGTTTGCGATTGGTCGGCCAGCTGCGAAAGGTGTGACGCCCACTACCCCGGTGGCGTTCCTCGTGCACGGCTCCTCGGATGTGCTGCTCGCCACCATCGCGTTGGCATGGGCGACTCCACCGACCGCGCCCACGCAATTCTATCGGCAGTACCAGCATCCCGCGACGCAGGGACACAATCTCTCGGATGTGGATCCGGGAGGCGATCTGATGTCGCTCTACATTCCCGCGAATGCCAGCCTCGTGCTGTGGAACCTCGCGGTGAATAGCGCCGTGTACGCGAACGTGACCGTGGACGAAGTGCAGTAGCATGACCTCCGCGACGGCGACGAAGCTCTCACCCCGCATGGAATTGGCTTCCATCGAGGCGGAGCTTGCACGCCGACGCTACCTCAAAGATCCGGTTCGCTGGACGACCGAGATTCTGAAGGAGCATTTATGGAGTAAGCAGAAGACCGTGATGGAGTCCGTGCGGGACAATCGCCGCACCGCGGTGCCCTCATGCCACGGTGCTGGAAAGTCCTTCCTTGCGGCGAGGATTGCGGCGCACTGGCTCATGAATCATCCGGCCGGAGAAGCGTTCGTCGTCACGTCGGCACCGACGGCTCGTCAGGTCCGAAACATTCTCTGGCGTGAAATGAACCGGGTGCACGGCAATGCGACCCTCTCCGGCCGCATGAATCAAACCGAGTGGTTCATGACGATGGCCAATGGCAAGGAAGAGTTGGTGGCCTTCGGCATGAAGCCGGATGATCTAGATCCGGCCGCGTTTCAAGGGATCCACGCCAGATACGTGCTCGTGATCTTTGACGAGGGTGGCGGTATCGATTCACGCGGCCTCTGGGAAGCGGCCGACTCTCTCATTGCGAACGATGACTCTCGCTTTCTCGTGATCGGGAACCCGGACGATCCCGAAACCGAATTCCATACCGTCTGTAAACCCGGATCCGGCTGGCATGTCATTCCGATCTCGGCCTTCGATACGCCGAACTTTACCGACGAACCCATCCCCGATCGCTTGCGCCCACTCCTCGTCGGTAAACTCTGGGTGGAAGAGAAGCGACGCAAGTGGGGTGAAGAGAATCCGTTCTGGAAGAGTAAGGTGCTCGGGCAGTTTCCCGAGAACACGCAAGACGGTCTCTTGCCGATCACATGGGTCCGCAAGGCGATGGATCGCATCCTTCTCCCCTCGCTCCCGCATGAGATGGGCCTGGACGTCGGTGGTGGCTCGAACAACTCCACCTATTGCGAACGGCGTGGCGAGGTGTTCCGCATTGTCCGACGGGATCAGATTCCCGATACGATGGTCACGTGCGGGAACCTGCTCTCGTATCTGCTCCCCGGTACCTTCAAGGAGGAGGATCGCATCACGAAAGCCAAGGTGGACGAGATTGGCATCGGGCGTGGCGTGGTGAATCGGGCGCACGAGCTTCGCCACCAGAAGACGGTGATCGGGGTAAATGTCTCGAAACCCGCGAAGGACCATGAGCACTTTGAGAACATCCGCGCGGAAGGGTATTGGTCTTTGCGGGAACGCTTTCAGGCCGGAACGATTGACATCGACGAGCACGATGATGATCTCGCGGCACAGCTGGTGGACTTGAAATACAAACGCAACTCCAAAGGGAAGATCCAGATGGAGTCCAAGGATGACATCAAGCGGAGAGGCAAACCCTCCCCGGATGATGCGGACGCGTTGATGCTCTCTAACCTGGACTACACCGGTTCAGTATCAGAAGTGCGCGTACGTGAGGCTCAGTGGTGAACGGACGCTTCTGTCTGAACTGTCGTGCGCCCTTGATCTGGGGCCGACTCTGTTGGGATTGCGTGCGCGCGATGCTCCTCGCAGCTGCCGCAGCCCTTGGGTCGGCCCTAGCCTCGCATGCCTTCGGTTGGTGGCACTGATGCCACTTCTCAAATGTTGGTTCCCCGGTTGCAAAGGCGTGGAGGTGAAAATTCTCACGGCACTTCCGGTGCTCGGCTGCGATTGTGGACGTGCACCCTCCTCCTACCCTCCGGAGAAGAAGGTATGAGATCTCCGTTCCTTTTAATCACGAACTTCGTGGCCACGTGGTTGATCTCGAGCCAGGACGGGAGGAGCCTGCCATCACCGATGGCATGCCCGCACCACTCGATGTTCACCGTGGCCACCCTCGGATTCGCATGAGTCTTCCGGCCTCGCATGTGCATGGGTACGACCAATGTACGTTTCCCGGTGCGTACTACTTCGGCGATGGGCATCGGTTTATTATCTTTCGTTGTCCCTGTGGCTGCGGACAGGTGTTGAACTTGCCGATCAAGAACGCGGGAGAGAGTGGACCGGGGTGGGAGTGGAACGGCCACGAGGAGCAGCCCACCCTCACGCCAAGCATTCGACGGATGGACGGCTGTGAGTGGCACGGTTTCCTCACCAACGGAGAATGGATCACGCAATGAGAACGAAGCTCACGAAGATCTGGCGTGCCTTCTGTACGGGTTTCTGGAATGCGTGGTACGAGATTCCACCGGCTCGCTACCAGAAGCAGAACATCGGCGAACTCACCGTGAAGATCAACTGCGACACCAGCGACTTCGATGCGCAGGTGAGGAGAGTGATCGAAGAACTGAATCGGATCCAGCAGCGTCAATCCACCATGATGGCGGTGAAGTAGCATGGCCGTCAATTACGAACGTGACGACTACAAAGCCTTCACGACATTCTGGGAGCGGATGCGCCACTGTCACGGAGGCCGAGATGCCGTGCTCAAGGCCGGTCCGCTCTATGTCCCGGATCTTCCCGGTGTGGTGGATGCGAATGCGAACGTCGCCTACCGCAAGCGGGGAAACTTTTACAATGCCACGCAGCGGACCGTGCAAGGTCTCACTGGTGCCATCTTCCAGAAGCCACCCGAGGTAAAGATCCCGGATGCGCAGAAACCGTATCTGCAAGATATCACCCTCTCGGGAATCACGTTCGAAATGTTTGCGGTAGATGCCGGCCGTGAGGTGATGCTGCTTGGTCGCTATGGGATCCTGGTGGACATGGCCGTGGAGGGTGCGATCGACAATCGGCCGTATGCGGTGGGGTATCGCGCGGAACAGATCGTGAACTGGAAGACGGCTCGCTTTCAGGGTGATGAAGAACTCACCATGGTCGTGCTCAAGGAGGAGGCCGAGACTCCAGACACGAAAGATCCATTCGAGTGCAAGAGAGTCTGCCAATACCGTGTGATGATGCTGCTCGACGGAATCTGCGTGCGCCAGCTGTGGCGAGAAAAAGAACCGGGAAACAACGAGTGGGTCACCTACGAATCTGCGGTCGTGCTTCAGCGACGAGGAGAGCCGCTCGATTTCATTCCGTTCGTATTCATCGGTACGACGCATGCGACATCCGAGCTTGAGAAGCCACCCCTGCTCGATCTTGCGGATGTGAATCTCGCACACTGGCGTAACTCGGTGGACTACGAGTACGGATTGCACCTCGTCGCGCTCCCTACCCCATGGGTCTCGGGAGCCAAGGGATCCGGCGATGCAAACGCTCCGCTTCGTATGGGACCGAGTGTCGTATGGGAACTCGACATGAACGGTGCGGCCGGTATGTTGGAGTTTTCCGGTGAAGGCCTCCGAGCCATCAAGGAGGCCATGACGGATAAAGAGAAGCAGATGGCCTCCCTCGGGGCACGGTTGCTGGAAGAACCGGTCGCCCGCGACACGGCTACGGCGGTCATCATCCGCCACTCGGGAGAGAACGCGTCACTGCGATCCATTGCCGGTTCGATCGAGCAGGCCTTTACGCAGGCCTTACAGATGATGGTGTGGTGGGACAGCACCGTTGAGGAACCAGTGGACTCGGAGACCAGTGTCGAACTCAACAAAGCGTACATGGACATGAAGGCGTCGGCGCAAGACATTCAGGCCGCTCTCGCAGCCTTGCAAGCCGATGAGATTTCGTTCGAGACGTGGTACGATATTCTCGTGAAGGGTGGATGGGCCCGAGAAGGCGTGAGTGCGGAAGAGGAATTGGAAGATATCCAGGAACGGATTGATCGTACCAAATCCAACGAGCCACCCCCACCGCCACCTCCCGTACCTCCTACACCGGTGAAAAATATCGTTCGTGACTCCAGTGGACTCATCACGAGGATTGAAGGATGATTGTTCAAGCTATCGTCCAGAGCTTTTTCACGGATATTTTGCAGGGGATCCATCAACCCACGGACGTGTACCGGTTAGCACTCTACTCGTCGAATGCGAATCTTTCTCGCTCCACGCCAGCCTACACAACCGAGGAAGAAGTGATCGGTTCTCCGGGGTACGATGCGGGAGGCCAAGTGCTCACCGGGTTCATGGTGGGTACGACACCAGCTGATACGCAGGATCCCAACAAGAACGCGTGGTCCACGCTGGATTGGAATGATCCCTCATGGCCCTATGCGACGATCACCGCTCGGGGAGGCCTCGTGTACAATGCCACCAAGCAAAACCGAGCCGTGGCAGTGATCGACTTCGGCAAGAACTTCGTCAGCACGAACGGCTCATGGTCGGTGATTCGACCGGAGCCTTGGAAACCCCTCATCATGATCCGGTAGGAGTGAACATGGCAGACCTGAATCAGATTCTCGAGATCCTCAAGATCGTGAAAGAGATCATCGGCCTCTTCACTGGAGCCGGCATGAAGTTCACCGGCGAACTCAACGTGCAGGATATTCTCAAGCTCGTGCAGACGATTCGCGGAAACGGAAACTAGTTTCGTTCGCACATCAGGAGGAGCAACCGATGTTTGGAGAACCCGGAAACGGAAACGCCGCCATCCCAGAGATGGCCAGGATCATCATCACCATCAACGCAGCTGGACAGGTGAACGTGGAAGCACCGTTCGATCAACGCATGCTCTGTTACGGCTTGTTGGAAATGGCCAGAGAAGTGGTCTACGAGCAGTACAAGGCCTCGCAGAATCGCATCGTGCAACCGGCACCGGGTCCGCTACCTCCGGGTCCAATCCCATTTGGGAGAAAATAGATGCTGTTGCTCTCTTTACTCGGGTTGTTCGTCGTCATGGCGCTCCTCGTGCCGAACGCGGCCGAGGACGTCATGCTTCAGAACATTCTCAACAAGACGGCTCCGCAAGATGGTCGTCTCAAACTCTACACGAACAATATCACTCCGGCTGAAACGGATACGGAAGCATCGTACACCGAAGCGGCCGGATTCGGATACGCAGATATTCTGTTCTCTCCGGCCTCGTGGACCATCACACCCGGAGCGCCGACGAGTGCAGCCTACCCGCAACAGACGTGGACCTTTACTGGTGCGCTCGGAAACGTGTACGGGTATTACGTGGTGCAAACGACGAGCGGAAAAATTCTGTTCGCGGAGCGGTTCAGCACGGGACCGTTCAACATCGTCAACAATGGGGACCAGATCAAGGTCACGCCGCAGTTCACCGGAGAATAACAATGGCGCGTAACGGTCAGTGGGTAAAAGTCGATGGACAGCTGGCGATTCACATTGGACGCAATGCGTTTCATCTCATCAACGACGATGGGACCACGCAATGCGATCCTAACGGAAAAGCCGTGGTGGTCACCGGAGGCACGGTGGTTCCGGTCACCAACGTCGCGGACCTTCCGGTATCGCGTCGTGCGCATCTGCCACCCGGATTCAATCCAGCGACTCAGCGAGTAGGAGCACAGTAACATGGCTGTTCAAGTCATCGCCTCATCGTATACCGACGGACCAGTGCTCACGGCTGCGGCGGCTGCGTCGTGTGTCCCGACCTACTTTCCGACCACGCTCCCGGCTGGATACTGGCAGATTGGCCGTATCTGGAGGGTGACACTGACTGGCCGTATCTCGGTGGTCATCACCACACCCGGCACGTTGCGCTGGGACGTGCGACTGGGTGGCGTCATCGCGGCGGATACGTTGGCCGTGCTGGGCAACATCGTCGCCAAGACCAACGTCAACTTCTACCTCGAAGGGTTGCTGACGTGTCGTGCGGTTGGTTCAGGCACATCTGCCAACTTGATGAACCAATGGAGACTCACGACCGAAGCTCTCATCAACACGGCCGTGCCAACCACGGGTCCTGGTGGTGGGTATTCCCTGCCGTGGAATACGGCGCCTGTTGTGGGCACTGGATTCAATAGCCAGTCGGCGCTGTCGCTCGACATCTTTTTCACACAGACGGTGGCCACCGGTTCAATGACAGTGCATCAGGCGATCATCGAACAGCTTACGCCGTAGAGTACGCGCCATGCCCGTCATCAGATTCACACCACAAGGCCCGACAGATCGGGTTATCGCGGGATCCCAGATGGTGATCCCCGATGACCCTCCGTTTCGTTGGGAGTCCTATTGGTCGCCGCTTATCAACGATCCGCCAGACCGTTTGCCTCTTAATCCAATTTCACTCGTGCCTGTTCTGTATGACACGGGCATGATGGATATGAGTTCTCGGCAGTTCAGTGCGCGCGTGATCCCGATGGGTGTTGGAAGGGGCACTCGTGCGAACGCGTGTATCTGCACACCATGTGGCGCCGTCATCGCTGTTAATCCAAATTCGTTCCCGTTCGCGAACAACAACGATATCGGGCAGAGCACCGTGCGCTTTCTGATGCAGGGCTATACCCTCGATGACGTTGGTGTTCAACTCCCCGGTTGTCGTGTCGTCTGTCTAGAAACTGCTCGCATGCAGAAAGATGGCCAGCCAGTCGTAGCAGAGGTGGTATCTTCAACTGAAATTGGGTTTGAAGGTTTGTTCTTTTTTCAAGTTCCACTCAACACGGCCTATCAGATCGTGGGGTATCACCCCGACTCTCCGGATTCAGCAGGTGCGACCCGGAACGACGTTGTGCCGGAACCTGTGAACAACGAATTCGTGTTTGACTTCGTTCCCTAAATGTCTTCTGAGAACCGCGACGTTATTCTCCGCATTCCAAGCTACACTGGGCCTACGGTCCAGTTATGGGATGTCCCAGAAACCGCCGTCGCCACGTATAGCTATACAGGCAGTGGTGGCGTCACGTGGGGCGGCGCGGCGACGTCGGTGGCGTTTTTCGTCTCATCCTACCAGTATGCGGCCGGTGCGCTAGCACTTTCTCCTGATGATTCCGATCTGTCGCTCGGCACACACTTCACCAAGATCACCAGTGAGGGGTTCAATGAACGTCCACTGACCATTGAGTTACCTCCTCTTTCTGTAGGGTCCAAAAACGAATATTGGTTCACCTTGCCAGGATTTCCCGGATTGGTGGACTGGCCTGCGAATCTCGTCTTTCCATTCGAGTTCTACATCGCAAGGACTGTTACATCTGGTGGGGCGGGCACGGTCTTTTTCAGCGTGGCCCGTGTGCAAACAGATGGCACGCTCATCGATGAGTGTCCGGAAGTTTCATTAGGCTCGATTGATATTTCTGGTGCTGGCACGACGAAGACAGGATCCACGGCCGCGTATTCCTTCGCAAGTGGGTCCGCAACAGATCGGCTTCGCATCAAGATCCGGCTCAACATCACATCGATCATGTCTTCACCGAGTGTTCGGTTTAGACTTTTGAACAAGGCCGTCCCTCAGTTCGGTGGTTGGATCTCGACGGCAGCACTCTTCGGCTCCTCGATTCTCTTCGGCGGATCTTCAACATTTTCTACGGGTCATGCGTACGCTGGCTCGGGTGGTATCACGTTCGGTGGTTCGGCTGCGTTCGCAAATGGACATGCATACGCTGCATCAGGTGGAATCGTTTTTGGCGGAACGGCCACGCTCTCGAAAGCTTCCACATATGCCGGCACCGGAGGCATTGTCTTTGGCGGTGCGGCCTCCTTTACAGACGGACATGCGTGGTTGGCTTCGGGTGGGATTGACTTTGGTGGAGCCGCGACGACCTCGTACATTCCGAATGCCGGTCCGCAAACATACACGTACATCGGATCGGGCGGGATTGTTTTCGGTGGAGTGGCCACGGTATCGGTCGTTCAATTCGTGGAAGCCGATTCCCGACGATGGCCCATCCGATGGGACGCGGTTGCTACCATCGCGGATCCGCTCACCTCCCAGAGCACCACCGGAAGAGTCCGAGCCGTATCGCATGCGGTCGCTACGTATAGGTCGCTTACGGCTTCTTCGCAGCTGTCAGCACGGAGTGTATCTCCGACCGAAACGTCCGTGGCCGGTCTCGAGCCGTTCGTGGCCGGATCAACGCTGGCCTTCCGATCAGCGGATGCGAGGAGCGTGGCCGAGATGCCCACTCTCTCCGCAGCTGGAGAGATGGCCGCGATGGTGGCCTCAGCGGGGAGCACACCGAGCCGGGATCCCCGTTCGGCTCAAGCTCGCATGAGCACCAGAAGCGTGAGCGTAGGGCCAGATCAAGTGCGTCAGCGAATTGAACGAGACGATGAAGAATTACTCTTCTTGTTGGAGGTTGCGTGAATCGCCCGTTGAAGAATCCGGGAATCAAAGGTCCGGTGTTTCCCTCGATGCGGGATCAGACCGCGTACCCGAAGAAGAAGTTCGTGTACCGATCTCACAACGGGACACGCCAGCAGATCCGACATCTGCGTGCGCGATGCCGTTCGATCATTGACTCGAAAGATCCCGTGGTCATCACCGTGGGCCTTCGCGTATTGGAAGCCACGATGAAAGAACCCAATCCGGAATTCGGAGCCTTGCACCTGATCGCTTCAGGCCTGGACGCCAGTGAGCAGACTGGAGAGTCTTGGATCACGTGCATGACGTATCTGCTCGACAAGTTCGATGCAATGGAGCATGCAGGAGGAGTGGAACATGGCAGGACTGGCACCGGTAGTGGAGTCGTTGGACAAGGTCCCGGAAGCGGCGAGAACGTTCTACGAGCAGAAGGACGGAAAGTACCATCTCTCATTGGACGGTTCACCGGTTGGCTTCGTCCCCATCACGCAGCTGAACGAAGCGAACGTGAAGGTGGTGGAGTTCAGGGACAAGAACATCGCACTGATGAAGGAGAACGACGACCTGAAACCGAAGGTCAAAGCGTTTGAAGGTCTCGATCCGACGACCGTTCGCACCTCGTTGACGGAACTTGAAGAGTTCCGGAAAAAGGGTGGGAACAAGCCGGACGAAATCGATACCAAGATCCAAGCCGCGATCAAGGCGGTGGCGGATCCGCTTCGGCAGGAAGTGGACACGTTGAAGAAAGAAAAAGAAGAGGCCACGACCCGAGCGGATCAGTCCACGCTCCGTTCAACAGTGCAGGATTTCTTCACGAAGGCCGGTGGCGAACCGTCGGCGCTCGATTACATCGTCGGCAAAGCCGGAGATGTGTTCATCGTGAAAGCCGGAAGCGTGACGGCCAAAGAAAACAAGTTCAGTGCCGAACGGCCGGGTGAACCGCTATCGGTGACTGAGTGGCTGGCTACGCAAGTGAAGGAGTCTGCGTTCGCCTTCAAATCCTCCAACGGTGGCGGTGCCTCCGGTGGCGCACCGGGTGGCGGATCCGGGGATGGCTTGAAGCCGGGTCAGACGTGGCTGACGGATCCGACCATGGAACAACTCGGAGATAACGCGAAGCTCATTCGGGAAGGCAAGGTCAAGGTTCGATACACCAACCAGTAGTCGTTAGTTCGAGGTGGGATGGGGAGCCTTGCTCAGTGAGTGAGGCTCCCTCGTTTCAGTGAAACGCGAAACCTCTTGATAGATGTCGTCGTCGTGTCAGGGGATCGAGGCTCGGTGAGCGTAGATCCCGGTGCTCTTTCGGTGAAAGAGTTACCCGGCTCCGGTGGAGTCGCTTGGTCGTCAAAACTCGTTTGACTTTCAAGGAGAGATTCCAACATGGCCGCAATGGTAACATCGAACATTCTGGGCACGGTCGTCGCGATGGGCCTCGACACCCTCCGCGAATACCTGGCATTGGTTCATATCGCCAACCGCGATTACGAGAACCAGATCACCGCAGCGAAGCGATTCGCTGTCGTCAACGTAGCCGTTCCGGCTGCGGTCACCTCGCGTACGGTCGCACCGGATGTCGTGCCTCCGGCTGTCACCACCGTCACGCCGACGAGCATTCCCGTCCAGCTGTCACAGTGGAAGGAAGCTCCGTTCGCGATGGACGACAAGGGTCTGTCACAGGTGGATCGCAACATCCTCCCGATGCAGGCAGCCGAAGCCGTGAAGTCCGTGGCGAACGGCATCGAGGATTATCTGTGGTCGCTGACGCACGGTGCGCTCGGCTTCTACGGATTCGCTGGCGTGTCCGGCACCACTCCGTTCGCTGCGGATCTCGGTGCGTATCTCGACGCCAGAAAGATCGCCAACAACCAGCTGGCCGCACTCGATCCCCGCTACACGGTGATCAACTCCGATGCGGAAGCCAATGCACTCGGCCTGCGTGCCTTCCAGGATGCCAGCTTCCGTGGTGACACGGCTGGCATCATCGATGGTCAGATCGGCCGAAAGCTCGGGGCACTCTGGCTGATGAGCCAGCGGGTTCCGACCCACACGGCCGGTACGGCCACGGCCGGGTACCTCGTGAACAACGGAGCCGGTTATGCGATCGGCACCAGCACGATCACCGTGGACGGTGGCGCTCTGGGTACGCTGGTTCTCGGAGATATCATTTCGTTCTCCGGGCATACCCAGACGTATCAGGTACAGTCCACCGTGGGTGGTTCGACGATCACTTCGATCACGTTCAACCCTCCGCTCGTGGCGGCGATCGTGGACAACGAGCCGCTCACGAAGCGTGCCTCATTCGTGATGAATACCCTGATCCAGCGCGACGCACTCACGTTCGCGATGGCTCCGCTGTCGGACACAGTGCAGGTTCCCGGAGCGACACTCACGGCCACGGCCGTGGATGTGGTCTCGGGTTTCTCGCTGCGTGTCGAAGTTTCCCGCCAGCATCGGCAGGTGCAGTGGTCGTTCGACGCTCTGTACGGCGGTGCCGTGCCGAGACCGAACGCGGGTGTCTTCATCGCGGGTTAGTTCACATGAACCAGCAGACGGTTCAATTCCGAACCGTCTGCTCACTCAACGAGACTGAAGGAGAACGTTCATGGGATCTGATTCGAGAATGTACCCGCAGGGTCGCGGGATGGAAATCGAGCGGTACGTGCTGGGCACGCTGGTCCAGTTCGGTATTGCTCGGACCCTTCGTACGCGTGTGACCACCGCACAGGTAAATGCCGGACTCGTGTTGCTTCCGGCTCTTCCGGGTGTGCGGTGGCGTCTAATCGATGCGTGGCTGATTGCGATCGGTGGCGCGGCGTCTGGTGCGACCACGGTCGATCTCATTGGCACGGCATCGGCCGCCACGGTCAAGCTCCTCGCAGCTGCGGTAGCCGGTCTGACGCAGAGCACGATTCTGCGAGCCGGTGCCGCGAACGCGACGGTGTTGGCCGATGGCGCATCGTTCGTGCAGATGGACGCCAACACGGCGGTGTCGGCCTCGAAGACCGGTGGTTCACTGGCGACTTCGACCAACATCGATTACTTCATCGAGTACACGGCAGACGCGGCGTAGGGTACCATGCCGGTATCTACTCTCGTCACGACCGCTGGTTCGGCTTTCGCCAATGCCTACGCGGATTTGACGTTTGCGAACCAGTACTTCACAGACCGGCCATTGCCGAGTCCGACGGTCACCGCGTGGCGTGCTGCCACGGACGATAACAAAAACGGTGCCCTGCTCTTCGGAACTTTGTTGATGGACCGGATGTGGACGTGGACGGGGTATCCGACAGATGCCATTCAGGCCTTGCTTTGGCCTCGTGGCGGTATGCTCAAGCCGAATGGGTGGGAGTACGTGGACATCCACACGATTCCCATTGAACTCCAGCGAGCGACAGCGGAGTACGCCGGTCAACTCCTCGTGGGTGATCGAACGGCGGACTCCGCGATTCAAACGCAGGGGATCACATCCGTGAAGGCCGGGTCGGTACAAATTGATTTCAAAGACTCGGTGTTTGCGAAGACTGTACCGGATGCCGTGTACAACCTCATCCCCTCCGGTTGGGGATACCCGAACGCTCGACAGATGGGCGTTCGGGATCTGATCCGAGCGTAGCCATGAGCTTCCTTTCCGACATGATCAATCTGGCGAGTAGCGTTACAAATTCGCTTGGCCTGCAAGCGACCGTTACGCACGAATCGTACGCAGGTCAGGATGGATATGGGAAACGGCTCTATGGTCCGCCGGTCTCGAGACTGGCCGTTGTGGAAATGAAACAGAAATCGGTGGTCACGGCTGCTGGCGAACTCGAAATGTCGCAAGCCTCCGTCCTCTTTCTGGATCCGGCGCTCACGGTCACGACGGATGACCGGATCGTATTACCCAACGGTAACACCGGCCCTATCCTGACGATCGAAGGGTTCATCGACCCAGAGTCAGGTGGGCCGGTGCTTTCTCAGGTGTACCTCGGATGATTAATTTTTCCATCTCTGGTACACTCGACATGTTGAAGAAAATCCAAAAAATCAATGCGTACTCTCCGAGTGAGTTCGGCCGTGCGCTAGCAAAGGAGACGGACATCGAAGTGTTGGAGTGCAAACGTCAGTCCCCGGTAGAGTCCCATGACATGCAGCGAGAAATTCATCGGGAAGGTCCGTTCATCGAAGGGCGACGGATCTGGTGTGAAATCCAAACCGGGGAAAAGTCCATTGACTACGCACTCAAGCAGCATGAAGACCTAGATCTGTTCCACTCGGTAGGGAATGCGAAGTTCATCGAAGGTCCGATCAAGGAGTCGGCACCGTCCATGGGAAAACGCGTGGCGGCTCGTATCGACTTGAATAAGGCACTGTAATGTTCATTGATGATCTGGTTACACTTCTCCAAGTCGGAGGATGCGGGACATTCGGGACCACGATTTTTTCGGGACCGAAGGCCTCCATCCCCGGTCCAGGTGCGGGAGCCTTCCTCACATTGCGAGAAACCGGAGGCTCCAAGCCGGATATCATCCAGAACACTCCCCTGCTCCCCGGCTATGTCAAACCGTCCGCACAGATCGTGGCACGAAGCGACGATGTCAAGGAAGCTCGGGACCTTATCCAGTTAGCATACGGGGTACTCTTTCCTGTCCGCAACCAATTCGTCAATGGGACGTGGTGGGTGTGGATCATGATGGTGCAAGAGCCGTTCGATCTCGGAGAGGACGAAGACGGACGGCCTCGGTTCGCGTTCAATATCGACTGTTACAAACGGCTTTCACCCGCAACCAGTTAGGAGAAAAGACATGGCAGCGACTCTTGCAATGACCCTGAATCTTCAGGTTCAGGCACTCTACAATAACTCAGTCGGAATGGCCGGAGCCGTCGGATCCGTACAGAAGTCTCTCGTGGCTTCTCTCGCATCCGGCGTCGGGGCGAATCAGGGTGACAAGATCTTCACCGAACTCGCCAAGGCGATCAGCGGGAACTACGATGTGGATCTTTCGGGTTCTCTCACGGACGTGTACGGTACCGTGATCTCGTTCGCTCGTATCAAGGGGTTTGCGATCTTCCGGGATCAGTATTCGGCAGACTCCGGGAACGTGATCATGGGTGGTGCAGCTGCCACGCAGTGGGTCGGACCGTTCGGTGCGGCCGCTCATACCATCGCCGTCAAGAACGGTGGCGCGATGATCTACTACGCACCGGACGCTGCTGGTTGGCCGGTCGTGGGAGGAGCCAGTGACCTACTTCGTTTCGCTCCCTCAGCCGGTACGCAGAACTTCGACTGGATGATCTGGGGAGCGTCGGCGTAGTCGGTGAAGAGGGTCCGGTACGACTTCGATGCGTGGCCAGCAGATGGAAACGAATTGACATGTCGTCTGCTTCACTGGTGGTCACGCTCGGTGTGGTTGCTTTTCTAAGGGAGAACAGTTCATGTCGAATGCCGTAACAACGACTGGAATCCTGGTCCAGCGTGCGCCGTTTGCCACCCCGGCAGCGTACGTGACGATCGGGGAAATCACGGAAGTCGATCCCGGTGGTATGAGCCGGAACAAGATCGAAACTTCGACCCACAATGACGGATCCGAGTCGCATGTACTCGGCCTGCTCCGTCAGGCAGATCCGACGATGAAGATCAACTACGTGGCATCCGAGGCCACGCACATCCTCATTCTCTCGGATATCGTAAACAACGTGAAGAATTACTGGCGTGTGCTCTTTCCGTCCAGCAAGGTGCGGTACGGACAGGCCTACGTGCAGATGTTCAAGTTCGACGTCGCACCGGTGGACGGGAAGCAGGGAGCCTCCCTCGCATTCACGTGGGCCGGTATCGTTTCGGAATCGTAAACGCAAGACGCAGGAGGAGCAAAATCATGACGACCCCGAAAAAGGAAATGCAGTTACTGACGGCAGCTGACATCCTTGGAGTCGAAGACGATCTCGAATTCAAGGATATCGTTGTCCCCAAGTGGAAGGGTACTATTCGTCTTCAGCAGCTAACCGCTGACGAATCCGTCAAGATGCACGAGACTCTGAACAAACCCGAGTATGCCGACATGGGCATGTTCATCATTCTCACCTTCAGTGCCGTGGACAAGACCGGACGTAAAATCTTCACACTGGAGGATATTGATGCTCTTCGGAAGCGGAGTCTCCCCATTCTTTCATTCTTGCAGGATGAAGCGTTGGCTCTCAACAAGATGGGAGCGGAGGCCGCAGCCGCACTAAAAAAGGACTAGAGCGGACAACCAATCGACGGTTCGCATATCATCTCGCAAAGGAACTCGGGTATGCGAACGTCGATCGGATGCTCCGCGAAATGTCATCGGTGCATTGGCAAGAATGGAAGGCCTTCAGTGAATTGGAACCGTTCGGTGAAGAGCGAATGGACTATCGCATGGCAGCAATCGAGGCCGCACTGTGGAACATTGCTCGAGACGTCAAGCGGTATCCGCATGGTTGGCCGGTGACCGAATTTCTTCTCGGCTTCGGTGATCTGAAAAAGAAAGCTAAGACCGCCGTAGCGCAAACCATCCGTACTCAGGAACTGCTTTTGGATTCATGGATTGCGGGATCGAATCTCATGTTCCAAAGGGAGCAGCGTAAAGGTGCTTAGTGGCTACTGACATCGGAGCAATCAAAGGCGTCATCGAACTCCAGGACGAGTTCAGCAGCCGTTTGAATCTTGCTCAAACGGTACTGAGCAACTTCGATAAGTCTACGCAGGAAAGCATGAAGGCGATTGCCGGGGTAACCGGTATCGTCACAGCTGCGGTGACGGCTCTGGTCACAGCCACGGCCAAACTCGGAGAACGTGGAGCGGATGTTAACGACGTCCGCGATACGTTTGAACATTTCGCGGGTGGGCCCGATGCGGCTCTCGCATCGCTCGAACGGCTCCGACAGGGAACCAAAGAAACCATCACCGATTTCGAGTTGACGAAGAATGCCGCGCATCTCTTGTCGGCTGGTGTCAACCTCACCGCTGATGACTTCGGGACGCTCGGCTCCGCAGCCTTCGTGCTCCAGAATCGTGGACTTGGCGGCACCAAGGAAATGTTGGACCTTGTGTCTGATGCCATGGTCACGGGGAGGACCAGAGCCTTGGCCATGGCACTCGGTGTGGTCGAGGGTACGAACGCTGAAGAGAAGTACGCGGCCACGCTCGGCATCAAGAAGGAGCAGCTATCCGACGTTGGGAAGGTGGAAGCCAAGCGTATCGAAATCATGCAGATGCTTGGAGCGGCCGTGAAGGATGCCGGAAAGCAGGAACGGGATTTCGGTGAGCAGCTGGAAGCCGCAAAAACCGGGTTGATGAACTGGTTGGATAATCTCTCTTCTGCCGTGGCAAAGTCTCCGGCGTTCGCAGCTGGCATGCGAGAAGCCGAAGCCGCGATCAAAGCCGCGTTCGGAGGGGACCAGCAAGAGTCCATCAAGATGGTGGTGGAATTTTTGAAGCAGACCATCATCGTCGCCGCAAACGTTGCACTCGGGTTTGTCGAAACAGCACGGGTGATTCATACCGTGTGGTCCGGAGTGAGCGTGGTCATCAACGGGACGATGACGCTTGTGACTACCTTCTTCGATATGATCGCATCCGGGTGGGCGATGGTCGCAGAAATCGGGGCCAAACTCCATCTGGTACCTCCGGGTGTCGCGGAAGAAATCCGAAACGTCCAGGTGCAGTTGAAAGCGATGTCGGATAGTTACGCGGAACAAACCGCCGAAGCGATGAAAGGCGTCACGGGAAATTCCGAGTTTGATAAGACGCTCGATCGACTCGGTGGCACGATCATGAACGTCCGCGATGCGGTCGCGAACGCAGATGCGGTCCAGGTTGAGAACAATAAGACCGTAGACATTGCGGCTGCCAATGCATCCAAGCTCGCAGCGACTCAACGGGAACTTTCCAAGGAGATGATCGATCGGGCCAAGGTCGAGGATGAGTTGTGGAAGGTCCAATCGAAGAGTCTCGAGGAAACGTCTAAGCTCTGGGAGGAGTACTTTAAACTCCGCGTGGAAGGATCCGGCACGACGGCTGATGCGCAGAAGGCATCGATCCAAGCGTGGCGGAACGACGAGATCGCGAAACTTGATGACTCCGATAAGAATTGGAAGGAGCATTACGACGCGATCAACGCGGTAGCAGATGAGAAGCTCAAAAACATGGCGTCGGACTGGGACTCGGTCAAAGACAAGTCCATCGAAGCCTTGAAACAAATAGCCGATCGAGCACGACAGACCTACGACGATATGTTGCACGGCTCTCTGCACTTCACCAGAGACGCGTTGGATGAGCAGCTGGCAAAGATTGCAGCCGCAGACAATGCCGTGCGAGGCCTCGGCAACGATACCGTAGCGGCGATGAACGCGGCTGCTGCGGCCACGCAAAAGCAGAATGATAAATTGGCTGCTCAGAAGAAAGCAGCCGATGACGCCGCAGCCGCGAACCGAGCCTTGGGAGGTTCCTTCACTTACGATCTATCCACGCAAGAAGGAATTAACCAGTATCGGAAGATGAACCCCGCAGCCGAGATCACATGGTCCGATGCGCAGATTATGGCGTACATCAAGAAGGGTGGCACGCTGGAAGGTCTGATCAAGTCCGGGGTGATCTTGCCGTACGCGCACATGGGTACCGGTCCCCGAGCCGCAGAAGGAGCGGACGTTTTGGTGGGAGAAGAAGGACCAGAAGTGGTCCGGCTCCCGGTAGGTGCTCGCGTGTATCCAACGGGAACCGGTCCATGGCCGGGAGGAGCCGGAGGATCCGTGATCAATAACACGTTCAATGTAAATGGCACGGCTCGGGATAGTGCGAACCAGATCTTTAAGATCCTCATGGATCAGTTGAAATCGCAAAAGAAGTTCAGCGCAGCTACTTTCTAAAGGAGAGCACATGTCAATCGGTTTCTGGACTACCCTCGTCAACTCGCAGGTCGATGGAACGGCATTGACCGCAGCTGCGGCCGCATCGGCGATTCCTCCGGCTGCGAAGTTCACGCTACCCGCGAACTACTTTGACTTCATCGGCAAGCAACTGATGGTCAAAGCCACTGGTCGTACGTCGGTGGTGGCCACGACTCCGGGTACGCAGCGATACGATATTCGATTCGGTGGTACGGTCGTATTCGATTCGCAGGCCATCGCGCTCGTGGTCACGAACGCTTACACCAACATCGGATGGAATCTTGAAATCTTGCTGACCTGCCGAGCCATCGGGGCCACCGGCAACCTCTTTGGTCAAGGCACCTACACCGCACCGAACGTTCTCGGTGGTGCGAACGTCGCCATGCCCATTGGCGGTGTCGTGGCCATGCTGCCATGGAATACGGCTCCGGCTGTTGGAAACAATTTCGACACGACCGCGACGCAGCAGATCGATTTGTTCTTCACCCAGACGGCCGCGACCGGTTCGATGACTGTACATCAATACGCAGTGTACGCACAAAACTTCACGTAGACTGCTGACATGTCGAATCCCATTTCACTGTTTAAGTTCAGACCATATCTCCGGAAGGCGATTGCCGGATTCACTACCGCTCCGACCGTCCGGTCGATCTCACCTTCGTCATCACGGATCCCGGGTGGTGCGACAGCGACGATTCTTGGAACGAACTTTCGCACGCTCGGGGATGGGACTCTACCCACGGTGAAGTTCGGCACCGTGACCGCAGCGTCGGTAGTGATCGTGGACGCGTTCACGCTCACCTGTACGATTCCTGTCGGCTTGGTATTCGGAACCGTTGATATCACGGTAACGATCAATGGAGAAGTGGGAACCCTTCCTCAAGGCTTTTTGTACTACGGTGGATCCATCACGGCGGTAAAACCGGGGTACATGTCTCTGGCAGGAGGAGCCGTTGTCATCGAAGGAAGTTCATTCCAAACCGGATCCACTTTTACCTTTGGTGGGGTCGCGGCTTCTGGAGTAACCTTTATCGACGATAGTCATTACGCGGTCACGGCTCCTCCGCATGCCGTCGGTACGGTGGACGTAATCATGACCGAGTCAGGTGGGGCTACCGCCACCCTGACGAACGGATTCCAATACACCGAACTTACGCGTGCGAATGACATTCGTCGACAGCCGGGTATCACGGTCAGTGAGGCCATGGGGAGCCAAGCGAACCGAGCCGGGATCACGGTGGACGGACGTAGCAATCGTCCAGTAGCCGGAGAAGAAATCCATATCACCGACGAGTTCACGAGTCGCGTACTCTTCGGTGGCATTGTGCAAACCGTCGAGCAGATCTACGAAGACCGTATCGATCAGATCGCGTGGGCCTGCTCCCTCGTAGACTATACCTTTTTTCTAAATCGTCGAAGACCCTTCGGGACGTACACGAATGTCTCGGTGTCAGAAATCGTGCTCGACCTGATGGGTAAGTACGCACCGGGATTCAGCACAGCATACGTGCAGACAAAGCTCGGTCTCCTTACGATTAGTTTCGACGGTACACGCACGCTCTCAGAATGTTTGGATGTGCTGGCGCAAGCCATTGGTGGCGGACGTTGGTATCTTGACTACAGCCGGGTACTGCACTTTTTCCACCCACCGATTCCAGACGATATCATCATTCCAATTACTACGGGAGGAGGAGCCGACTTTACTCCGGCACGGCTTTCAACTGGAGCCGCACTCAATTCTACAGTACACTTCCAGACAGGATACTACGCAGTTCGATGTTCATTTATTTACTCCAATGGTACGGAATCCCGGTTGGGTCCGGCCTCGAACGTGTTCCCGTACAGCGGAGCGAACTTCATGCACATCGGTTCGCTACCGATCGGTGCAAATCCCTCTGGTACGATTACGTGCGTCAAGCGAAAAATCTATTTCCTCCGAGGCAATGAAGATCTGGCGAGTGGGTGGACCGTTAACGACAACGTTACTACGGATATTGAGGTCACGCCCGATTTGACGCAGGTGGACACACCCACGGTCACGGTGGATGTGGGCGATCCGGTTACAATTGATGATGGTGGAGGCATTGGCACGACTCCGCAGGTGCCCATGCCGGGAGCGGGAGACTTCGGTATCCCGATGGTGCAGCAGATCTCCGGCTCGGGTCACGGCCTGTTGATTGCTGGCAACATCTCCGGTGTGGATGCTGGAAGTTTTGCAAATGGTTTCCACTTGACCGGTGCGGCGACTGCGGGCATCTGGCAGTTCAAGATGTCGGCCACGTACCAGGACGGTACGGAAACCGCTGCGGGTCAACCCTCAAACCCGGTGTACTGGGGAGAAGTGGCCATCGGTACCGGTGGTGCGCAAATTTCCTTTACGTATCCTGACGGTACTGTGTTTCGGAGCCGGGGTTTTGATGCGTGGATTCCGCAAGCACTTGACGCCGGTGGAGCCATCTTTCCTGATATCAACGGACGATCACCGATCCTCTTCAACATCTACGCGTCTTTGTGGAAGCGCGTGGTGGTTACTCAAGGAGGAGTAGGTGCCGATAATTTCGTAGAAGTCCGAGGTCTGAATGACGACAGTGGATACAGCCTCGTGGGCAGCGTACCCTATCATCGAGCATTATCACCGACTACGCACAATCCGTTAGATCCGACAACCGGCAATCCGATTGACACGACCATTCCGATTCCTCCGGTGAATCCGGATTTCGGAGACCAGCCGCAAATCCCACCGGGCACGGATGAACCTACTCTGCGTTGGCCGAATGAAGATGGCCCGTATCTGGAGAACTTTACTCCTCCAGATGATATTGATGACCTCAACACGTCCATGCTTCGAACGCCAGCTGGAACTGGATTCAGTTCCTCGGAGGATATTTCTCAGTTGCGGAATCGGGTGAAAGTCTATGGAGCCGGAACGACCTTAGCGGCTCCGGGTGTGATTGGATCTTCGCAGATTGAGGTATCCGACTCTAGTGTGTTCTCGGTAAATGGTGGCGTGGTCATGACCGGGAACGGGGTGCTCCTGAATTTCTTTTCGACGTCGGCTCTGCCGAGTGGTAACTTTCTTCTTCTCAGCCAAGCACTTACGGCGGCAATTCCGGCCGGTACGAGTGTGCAATACTATTTCCAAGTTGATGATCTGAAGTCCCAGCGGGCGAGAGGGTTGATCGAACTCGATCCCACCAGTGGACGCCCAACCGATGGTATTCACGAATTCGTCGTAAACGATACGAGCCTCGCTACGGCTCAACAGGTGTACTTTCGAGCCCATGCAGAGATTCGTACCTTCAGTAATCCGATCACGACAATTCGATATTCTACCAGAGATATCAAGTCTCGAGTCGGCGCCACGGTACATGTTGACTTGTCTAATCCTCCGTGCTTCGGGGATTTCCTGATCCAAAGCGTGGAGATTGATCAGATCCAGGACGACTCACCGGAACTCACTCCCCGCTACACCATTACGGCATCTTCGATACGGTATGACCTGAATAACTTTCTACTGGCTCTAGGGATTGTCGGTGGAGGCCAATCCGGATTCAATCCGGCTCCAGCAGCCGGGATTGTGGAAGCGGCTGTAGACGACGTTGGCAGTACGACCGGTGTATCCATTCCGATCCCCGCTGGTTCGGCAGCTGCGGGTAAGCGGGTGATGTGGTTGCACTGTGCTGGTCAAGCGGCTCTGGTGACGGTTGGTCAGACAGCAGGAACAATTACCGGTGGCTCCCTGATCACGGATTCGGATGGAATCTGGTTCCGTCAAACCTCCAGTGCCGGATCGCAAGCTCAAACCACAGCGTCGTTTCCCTTCACGCGGTTCGAACTCAATCCGATTTTCTTCGGCCGTTTCCGTACCGGTGGCGCTACCTTTGCGGCTCGGTATCTTCTTGGGTTCAATGAATTAGGAGGGATCAACACCGATACTCCGAGCAACACATCGCAACGTGGTGTGTATCTCCGGTACTCTAGTATTGCTGGAGATGCGGGTTGGCGACTAATGGTCGTAGGTCCCACCACGACAGTTGGTGAGGTATTCTGTAACGCTCTACGGAATACGATCTATACGGTCAAACTCGAATGCTCGGCCACGGCAATTGTTGCCACCATGAATTTCTCGGGAGGAACATTCCGTAGTACGGTCACCACAAACATTGTCAGTGGGATCAATCTCTTCCACGATATCATGAGTCAAGGTGTTACGGTTCCGAGTACCGCGGCCACACTCGATATCGAATCCTTCTACGTCGAATCGAATTAGGGAGACCCAATGGACGAAGCACAGCAACTGCGTCGTGCGGATGATCGAGATCGTGTGTTGTATTCACGGCTCGATACAGCCGAACGAGCATCGAGTGAACTGGCGACAAAATTCACGGCACTGGAGTCCAGTGTGAATATCGTGAAGATTGAGCAGGGTCATTTGAAAGAGTTATTCGAGGCTCGATTCAAGGGTCTGGAGCGAGGCCAAGAATTGCAGATCGAAAAGTTCGATCACTTAGCGGCTCAACTCCTCGACATCTCGCAGGACGTGAACAAGTCGCCCGCGACGCGGTTACTCGCGGATCAGATTCGTTCGGTGGATGCATCCTGTTCCGAAGCTCTGGAGAAGATTGGTCGGCATGAAGTCATCCACGGCGAACTCAAGCAGTGGCAATCGAACGTGGATACCGTCCTTGGGATCTTGAAGTGGGTCGGAGCCGGTGGGATCGTCGCCACCATTATCGCCATCATTCGTGTTATTGCGAAAGGATAAGCCGTGAATCCCATACAAAGCGAACCGGTTGTCACCTTTGTCGGAGGAGGCATCGGTATTGTCAATGGCGCCATGCTCCTCTACGGTTCCTTCTGGCATCCACTCACTCCAGAGCAGGTGGTGGCCGTCAATTCGTTCAGCACGGCTGTTCTGGTCTTTCTCGCGCGTGGACGTGTCACCCCGGTGAAATAAATTCGCTTTTGTAGAAGGAGGAGCACGTGAATACGGTTCCATTCGTCCCATACGACAACGATGCCCGAGCCATTGAATTTGGTACGGGCATCAACACCGCGAACGAGCTTTACAGGCAGTTACATACCGGAGCCAACATCCCGTACGATCCGGGGATGATCTCTGTGCAGGCTCAACGCGCCGACTGGGATTTCTACATGGGCGGTCTGCCGTGGCCTCTCTCCAGAGACAAACATCTGAACGAGTACCGAGACGTGTACGGGTTGCCGCATATCAATCCCGGTCCTGGTCCGATCCCCGGTCCCGTGCCCATGCTCCCGGCTCCACCCTCGCGTACGCAGCTGCTCAAGGGTCGGTTCAAGTTTCAAGGCCTCGTGGTGACGTTGCCTCGGTTCGGCGACATGCCATGGTGGGGTGCGTGCTGGATGTGGCTGACGGAAGATGAACGTCGCTCCGCAGCCGAGCAATTGATTTCGCAAGGGATAGAGATCCTCGATATTGAGGTGCCGTCTGGCCGAGCCTTGTACGACGAGCCGAATCAGTTCTACTCGGCCGACAAGTTTCCGGCCATCAATCCATCGATGCGGGAGATTGCTGACGTCATTTGCTTCGCTGTCAGCTACGGATTCAAGGGTGTGTGGCTCTTCCTTGGTGGCGATGACGGGCAGAATGGCTACCCCATTGCAATCGCGCAAGTACAGGATGCTGGCTCCGTGTTCGGGGCACATCCGAGCGGAGACGTCCGTCAGTTCGTCGTGCCCATTCCCGGATACGACGGCGTATGGCACAAACCGAATCCTTCATCGGGTACCGGATACAATCCTCCACAGATCCGTCAGTTCTCGTTGACGGCTCGTGCGGCTGGCTTCAAGTATCCCGGCATCGAGGGTGGGGTAGGTTACCTGCTCTGTGGAGAAGGTGGCGGGAATTACCAGCCGGGTGGCGCGATGTCAGCATACGCGCTCATCCTCTCGGAATACAACGACGGTCAGTTTCTCACCGGGGACTTCTGGCAGATCATGGCACGCTATCTCGGTCCGCTGTACATTGTGCCACCAGAACAAAAGCAGCACGACGTTCCCGGAGATCCCCTCTACCCGGAAGCGCACGACCCGGCTCCAGAGTTCGTGTTGAAATCCGCTAACGAAGACGGTGAGGAATACGTACACCGTGTATTCGAATACGGCCTCTACGGTGGTGTGCGAACGACATCGCCCACGGTCATTGCTCAGTGGCGTCAGGAATTCGTGGACGCTGGAGCACCTGAGTCCCTCGTCTGCTAATCAGGGGAATCCAAATGCATCGTATCTGGTATCTGGCTCTGCTACTCTTCTGTGCCTGCCCAACGAAGATCTACGCGCAAGCACCACCGACACTCATCCTCACCACCGCGAATCAGCTCGGATGGAACTGGGACGCCAGTAATCCACTGGTCACCCTCCAGAGTTTCCGAGCCGAATTTTATTTGAAATCTGCCGTGACATGTTCGGGAACACCGGTGGATTGCCCGGAGCCGTCCGGTACGCCCATCGTGACGTCAGATTTCAGAAAGCCGACACCGGACGGTGCGGGCCTCTACATTGGTCCGCTAATCTCTGGGATCCCGGGACTGCTCCCCGGTGTGCAGTACTTTGCGTATCTCCGAGCGATCGCATCTGGAGGGATGGTGTCTCCACCGTCGAACTTTGCTGGCCCTTTTGGTTTTCCGGGACCACCCTCTGCACCGACGGGATTGTCAGTCAAATAATCCTCAGTATTCAGGACTGGACCCGAGTGGTACCCGTAGGCACACAAGGTGAAGTCCGGCTCTTGCTCCAGAGTCCGCAGGCTCTGACCCGACTACAAGTGAAGTTCGATACGCAGGTGGTTGGTGAAGTGCTTGGCGAAGAACTCCGTAGCATCCGTGCGTTCGCGTTTTCGGTTCCCCGTATTCCGGGCATGTACAACCTCGTGGTCGCGGCTCGAGACCGCAATGCTTGCGAAAACGCTACGACACTGGCTCGATCGGTTACGGTTCAGTAGAAGAGGGATCCATGATTCGCAAGACTGCAAAAGGCTGGCAGGTCAAAAGTTCTGCCGGCAAGAACCTGAGCAAACCGAATCTCTCGCACAAAGCGGCCGTGCAGCGATTGCATCAGGTCGAGTATTTCAAGCACAAGGGAAAGTAATGATCGCGATCGAGCATTTGCACGTACACGTGAACTGTCGGCCATGCGTCCGAGAGTTCATCTTGCTCTGGAGTTTTGGTCCAGCCGAAGAGCAAGTCATCCCATCAGGACCACGGAGAGATTCTATCATGAAGCAGATGACCGACACGCAGCAGATTCGGGTTTCTGTAACCATCACCGACAAGAAGGGCGGACCGGCCTCCGTGCAGGATCCGGTTTTCCGTTCAACCGACACGAACGTCATCACGGTCGAGCCGGACGATACCGATCCGACGAATCCGCTGAAGGCGTTGGTGAAGGCGAATCTTCCCGGTGCCGCATCGCTCGTGTTCGAAGCTGATGCGGATCTCGGCGATGGCGTGAGTGCCATTCGTGCCTCGGAAGATTTTCAGATCACCGGTGGCGTGGCGACCGGGATCTCGATCAGTCTCGGAACACCGGAAGAGCAGCCGTAGCGTTTTCGCAGCTGGAGAGCGGCCCGCATGGCTGCTCTCCGGCCTCCCTCCTCCTCTTCGTTCCCCTATCCTCTATATATAGGCTCCTACCCGGAGGCCTCCAAGGCCACGCCAGCGAGCCGGGAAGCCAAACGAATTCCAGCTAGCGGGAGCGGCGTTCCCCGGAAGGCCGGAAATCTCCACGGAACATGGGCTAGTTGCCACGTTCCCGAGGAGCCGCGTGTGCTGGGACGCCCACGTTTAGAACCACGCGTAACCACGCCCTTTAGATTCAATAGGTTAGGGGTCGAAAAGGTGGGCTAAGTTGAGGTCGGTTCCGAGGCTCCCCGGAGGGGTGGGTTAAGCTCCCCGGCTGGAGGCCTCAAGCCGGAGGCCTGAGATCCCCGGCCGGAGGCCTGAGAAGAGGAAGAAGAGCGGAGCGATTACCCGGCCTTGACCGTGGCCGGAGTGGAAGCCGGTGCCACGAGCGCCAGTGTGAACTTTTTCTTTTTCTTGTGACGTCGCATGGCGCGTTGGCTGATACGAATTTGCAATCCGGTCGGACGCCGGACTTCTTCGGTACTGAGGTACATGCCGCTTTTCAAAATGCATTCACGTACGTAGGGCGATACCTGCCATCGGTGCTTATAGCTAGTGCCTGTCCGGACCACGATGTCGAGCACGTGAAGATCTTGCAGCAGCCGCAACACGGTGGCCACGGGATAGCGGGTCTCGCGTGCCAGGTCTTTGGTTGAGATGGGCGATGTTTCTCCAGACAGGTAAAGGAAACGTAGGATGTCCTCGGTCCGTTGCATCACCGTATCGAGCATGACCTTTTTTACGATTCGGTAATCTTCTTCGTTCACCTGCTCGCGTTTGTGCAACATGGCGAGCGATCGGCAGAGTTTCGCCAGCTGGATGCCCAACCGGCTTCCGACTTCGGCCGTGGGCCTGGACGTGATGATATCGTTCTTGAAAGTATCCCGAGAAACCGTTCCTCGGAGCCGAGCGCCGAAGCGACCGAGCCAGATGATTTTATCCTTCAGTGCCTCCGGGAGCGTGGGGAGGATTGTTCCTTTCAACGAGCGGTTTACAAACTCCCGGACCACATCGCGCATCTCTTTCTGCATCTTACTTTCTCGGTCCGTGTTCTCGATCGCGCGCGCGATGATCGCGTACTCGTCCGGATGATTCAAGTTATCGGCCATGCTGTATTTCAGGAAGCGTTCTCCGAGTTGCGCATGGCGATAGCCAAGATCGTAGATCATCGGGGTCACGGCAGCCAAGATCGTGAACCGACTCTTGTAATTCCGCTCCACGCCGTTTCCAAACATCTTGCCGCATTGTCCATCATACGCATCCCGGAGGATCGAAAAGATTTCCTCCTTCTCCTGATCCTTCTGGCCGAGGATCGCGGTGAAGTCTTTCACCACGAGGGTCTTGCCGTCGAGCCTCGGGATCAAGCTCGGATCGCCCTTCATGCCTTGGAAGTTTGCACCAGAGATCAACGAGTGCGGTGTCAACGTACTCATGGTGTAAATATCTTCAGACAGATCGTTGAGTGCAGAGAGAATAGCGGTCTTGGCCGAGCCGGGAGGACCGACAAGGAAGAGCCACACCGGCGGACCTTCTAACCGGGTGGACAACATGGTGGCCAGCATCACATCAATCCCGTTCGTGTTGTCCAGATACAGCCACTTTTGAAACACATCATGGACGTCCACCAGTGTCGGTGGCTTCTTCCACACGAGCTTCATTTTTCCTTTCACCTTCTTGCGGTGAAGGATAATCGTTTCTGGCTTGAGCGGTGGAAGCTCCTTGATGCGTGGCTTGCTCTGGTAGAGGCCTTCCAACCGGGACCATGACTTTTTCGGGGTGCGCTTCTCCAGTCCGTACATGATCCAGTCTCGGACATCGAAGCCGTCCGGGAGATCTTCCGGCCAATGCACGTACGTGACGCTTCGTGCGATACCACTCAATCGTTTCTCGATAACTTGTTCTCCGATCTCTCCGGCGTAATCCTTGTCGTAGTGCGTGTGCACGACACGGCCCATGAACCAGTTCACCCATTCTGGTTTGAAGATGCCGGCTCCGGGGACACCGACGGCCACACCCTTCACGCCCACCTTGCCCATCAGATACCGAGCGGCGATCGTGTCCCATTCCCCTTCAAACAAGTAGATCGGGTCTTGCTTCCGGCTGGCCATGCCATCCGAGCCAAGCAATCCCACCGGGCATCCTTTCGTGGACATGGGGTGTTGGCCGAGTTTGAACATGCGGATGTCTACCACATCGCCCGAGAAGTTTCGAACCGGGATCGAATACTGCCGACCGTCCCATCCGATATGCCAGTCCTTGAAAGCCTGCACCGGGAGGCCGCGATCTTCGGCCAGCCGTTCGAGGAGTGGGTTGGTCAATCCCGTTTGGTACTGTTTGGAAATCTGATTCAAGAATTGTGGGATGTTTCCAGAGAGTCCGGCGGTCTTGGAATCCCAGAGACCGTTCGAAGCATTCACATAGAACTTTTCCGCCTTGCCTGTAAAGGGACAGGTGCCAAATCGTTGGTCACCCCGCTCTCCGGTAAACTCGACACCGTGAGCCTCAAAGGGTTCGAGGAACTTAGAAGTTTTCGCCACCGCCAACCTCGTGTCTAGTGGAGTGAAATTTCTTGAGCTTCCGGCCAGCTGGAGTTCGTCCATTCCATCTTGACCGGGAGCGGAACGTGAAGGTTCGGAACCACGTGTGAATCTACCTGCATGAGTTCAATCATCTCACGCATCAATCGTTTGCTGTGATCGTCCGGGTGAATCTCGGCCAACATGCTATCATGTACTGTGGCGATCACGTGAGAGCCTAAGTACTCGTCGTTACCATCGGGATCTTCTGCCCACTCTCCGGGATATTTGGTGGTCAGGTGTTCGTTGACCCGCACAATGGCTCGTTTCATTACTTCTGCACTGCTGCCTTGAATCTGATAGTTCACGGCCTTGTAGGCTTTGCTTCGATCGATTTGGTATTCCCGGCCAAACAAGTTTACGAGAACACCGGTGTCTCGACAGGTCTGCACCGTGTTCGCCATGTACTCCGCGACACCGGGAAGGTTCTCATTGAACTGCGAAATGAATCTGATGGCTTCCTTCCTCGTGCATCGAATCAATTGTGCGATCTTGTCAATGCCTCCGCCATAGAGCCGGGAGAACAGAAGCGACTTCGCTCGTTGCCGCCACCACGTGATGAGGCATCCTTTCTTATGTTTCTTTTTTTCCTCATCCCAGATAAGGATGAAATGTTTGTTTCGGCGGATCTCCTGCTCGACTTCTTTCCAACGACCGCACGTGCAGAAGTCTCGTTTGTTGGCTTCGTACCATGCACTCCGTGCCGTGTTTAAATGGAAGTCGCTTCCAGACAGTAGAGCGGCTTTCATCGACTCTTCGTTGGCGGTGAACGCAAAGACCCATACTTCAATCTGGGAGTAGTCCGGGGTGTACCAGTAATACCCAGGACGTACGCCGTAGCTTTCTCGTTGCCTCGGATGCACATGCGAATGCCGGCGCCACGTACCCGTGCTGGCGATTTGTTGCGCGTTCGGATCGTGGCAACTGTAGCGACCGGTCTTGGCTCCTCCGGTGTCCCACGCCGGATGGATGACGTAGGAGCCGTCTGATCGCTTGCACTTGAAGTACTGATAGCTGTCGAGGTATTCGATAACTTTCTTTCCGGCCTTCCATTCGAGCGCATGCCGTGCAAGCGGATCTCCGTCTGGGGCATCGTTGTCGATGTCATCACTCTCCACGGAGCCGCGTGCCCAGATCATCAACTGATCGTTGTCGATCTTCGGGAACCCTTTCTTGGTCGTCCGAAGAGTATCGTACTTTTTCTGTTCGATGAACACACGTCGCATCTGCGGTGCGGACTGAAGATTTAAATCTGGATAGCCGAGCGATACAATTCCATCTCGGTGTTCCTTCATCAACCCTCGGTACATGGTCTTCAGGTCTCGGGCGGCATGAGGCCAGAAGGTCATCCCGACCCGCTCCATGTCCATCGAGGCTCGCATGGTGCGGAGTTCCCACCGGTACATTTCCCAGAGTCGTCCGCCGAACTTCCGATTACGGTCAAAGAGTTTGGAATAGAACCGAAAGAGGCCGGTGGTCCGCAGTCCGTCAAACTCTCCGTATTCCTGGACCAAGGTGCGAAGCTCGGGTAACCAGTAGTCCGCTTCATTCGGCTGCTTGCCGTGGCTCTCCTTGGTGGCGATCAACCATCCCCTCTTCTTGGCTTCCAGCCGTGCCCGTTGGAGCTTCGCTTTCAACCGCTGTTGATCTTCGTCATCAATTCCCAAATACTTTTTGGCTAGATGTTTCAGCCGGTAATTTTCTTCTCCGGTAGGATTCGCGATCCGAGCCATGAGTCTGGTATCATGGATTGTGCAGTTCCACTCTGCTCGGATATCCCGCTGCACGGTCATCGCGTATTCGAACCGAGCCTGATGGGCCACGACGCTCATACTCGGATCTGCTGCAATCTTTTTGAACCACCGGAGTTCGGCTTGACACTTGGAGTAATCCGGCTTGCGTGTAAACGGGTCCACCTCGGCTCGTACGGAAACGGTTTCACCCTCCAGATTTGAAAAGATAAAGAGAAAGGGACGGTCCGGATACACCCCGTGCTTCTTCCTCCACACCGTAGGCCACGGCCAAAGGCCGGTGGTCTCTTCGTCGAAGATGAGGGTCTTACCGGGAAGTTTGAGCATCAGCCGACCAAATCAAGACAAGCACCACTCATGTTTGCAGCAATAGGCGACACGCAGATCGCGTACACGAGCGTGGCCACGTCGATAGGGTGAAGCTCGAGACCGGTAAGGCTGTTGACCCGGAAATATTCTGCGGCCTGCTCGGCTGTCCAGCCACGTACTTCTTGTACTCGCTTGTCGATATATCGGGACATCTCGGTCTCTTTCATTTTTCCCGGCCGGATCCCGATCACACTAAGGTTCCGAGGCTTCGTGAGTTCGCGCGCCATCTGCTTCGTGGCCATGTCCAATGCGGCCTTGGAACAGTTGTACGCCAACGAGTGACGCATCGGCCTCCACGCGGCATCGGACACGATGTTGACGATCGTGGCAGGAATACGGAACCACCGGAGAAAAGCTTGCGTCATGAGCACCGGGGTTTCGTAATTCGTTGCCATGAGATCTCGGAGAAAATCTTCATGCAGCTGATCGAAGGGTCGAATCTCGTTCACGCCAATGTTGTTGATCAGAACATCCAACCGTTCGGCTCCGAACATTTCCCCGGCACGATCGGCCAGCTGGAAACATTGTGATTGAATCGAGGCCTTCCCACTCGCGTGGTAGAAGAAGAGTTCCGGGTTGATGGTCGCCGTGTGGCGATCATTCGTGGTACCGAGCACGGTGTGCCCACTGGCTCGAAAGATCCTCGTGAGAGCAAGGCCGAGTCCACTGCTGGCTCCGGTGATGAAGATATTCATTTGGCATTCCCTTCTGTATACTTTCTGGCTTCATCTCCGTGGGTGGTGACGTCAATGTTCTCGATCATCTGTTCGTATCGTACGATGATTTGAATCCCACGAGCCGCGTACACTGACAGGTCTACTAACGTCTCGAGTATCACCTCACGGTTGGACACGGTATTGTTCGAGGGTTGTGGCCGGATGAAAGATTTTAAGCGGCCGAACTTTCGTTCGATGTCCTGATAGAGTGACTGGATCTCCCATCTCCAGTTGAATTCGATTTCATCATAGCGGAAGGGTCCGTAGTCGTCCACCTTGCGAGCGGCGATCTCTTCCAAGATCGCGAGTATGTATCGAAACTCGGCCTGCACATCACCATGCCGGGATTCGTACGGACCGAATTTCGCTTCAACCGGATGAGGTTGTTGAGAAGGAAAAACGTATCCGGCCAGTCTGAGCAAGCGTTCATGCAGTGGCCGGAACATGTCACGCTTCTTGGCGTTGCTGTTCACTGGTCGAACTCCTTGATCGCGTCGGCGATCGCCATGGGCTGATTGAGCCGAGCAATGATTTTGGTCCAGGTGCCGATCTGGCCTCGGGTATCGATGAACGCGTAGAGATACCGGCGTGCCGTACCGGTGTGCTCGACCGTGAGCGACACTTGCGCACACACGAACCCTTCCGCCTTCCAGAACTCGATCTCTTTCATGAGCGAGTAGCCGTCTCGAATGTGATACCCGAAATGCGAGAGACCTTCGTTGGGCACGCCGTTCCACAGCTGGATGGAATGTCCTTCCACCAGCTGGATCAACTCCAGTTCACGCGAGGGAATGATCTGATAGTTGAAAGCCAGATTCACCTTGAACGCGTCGCCGATCTTGGCTCCGTTTCTGGGGTAGAAGGAATGCAGGAATACGTGCACGGCCGTGACCTGATCCCGAATCCATTTGAGTCTCCGCTTGATGCCGTTTACTTCGGGGAGTTCGTGCAGTCCGTCGATTTCATCAATGCGCTGGTCCAAGTCCAACGTGCGCATCGCAATCTGTTCGATAGCTCTCATGGCGCTCCTCCTGCTTGAAAAGAAACCCGGCCCAACGTGGAAGCCGTTAGCCTTTCGGCTGGCGATCTCGTTCTGGCTCTATCTCCCCGCACATTGCGAGGACTCTAAGCACTTATGAACTCACCACTCTCTGGACCGGGGTTCAGCGGTTCCTTACTTCTTCTTCTTCTTCTTGCTCTTCGGCTCGTCCGGCACCTCGACGTCCTTCACGTCCTCGATGCTGATGCGACGCTTGTGGTCGCCGGTCTGCACCTTGAGTTCGTTGGACTTCGTGAAGACGTCGAGCACGGTGCCCTTCACCTTCTTGCCCTTGTAGTCGTACGTGACTTCGGCTCCGACGGCGATCTCGACGGACTCGGCTTCGCTCTCATCGTCTTCATCGTCCGAGTCTTCGTCTTCATCCTCGTCGTCCGACTTCTTCTTCTTCTTTTTCTTCTTCTTGTCATCCTCGTCATCGTCGTCGGACTCGTCTTCGTCCTCGTCTTCGTCCTCGTCCTTGGACTTCTTCTTCTTTTTTTTCTTGGACGAATCTTCTTCCTCGTCTTCGTCCTCATCCTCGGACTCGTCGTCGTCATCGTCGTCGCTCTTCTTCTTCTTGCTCTTCTTTTTCTTCGAGGACTTCTCTTCGTCCTCGTCTTCATCTTCACTGTCATCCGAATCCTCGTCTTCGTCCTCGGCCTCTTCGTCATCATCGGATCCCTTGACCTTCACGATGTTGACGTTCTGGAACTCACCCTTGGTCTTGAGGGAGATGCGTGCTTCCGGCTTCTCCTTGTTGAGTTCCTTGATGATGCCCTTGAGATCATCGGGACCTTCGATGGAGTCGGTTTCGTACCCGAGCTTTTCGAGATCGATACCGAAGTACTTGAGACTCTCCTCGGTCTCGATTCCTTGAAACGCGATCTTCTCCTTGCCCTTGTACTCCCCACTCAGGAACTTCCAGTGCATGAGTACCTGCAACCGGTCGTTGGCAGAGACACCGATCTCGGCCTTCACCATCTTGGCCTTGTAGCGGCCGTCGTCGAATTCGTCGAAGCCTCCGGCCTTGATGCCTTCCTTGGCATCGTCCCACTTCTTCATGGCTCGCTTGAGCCGAGCGTCGAGATTCGCTTCCTTCTTTGCCACGTGGACACTCCTCTGTGATGAGACGGTTTACTTCTTCTTGAACGTAAGCTTCTTCGGACGCTCCTCCTCTCGATCCTCTGGTGGCCGGTACTCGTTGTTGAACGCAGCCATGAGGTTTTTGAACCCACGCTTGGCCGAGTGACCCATGTCAATCTGCCGAATGGGTTTGCCTTCTGGAGTTCGGAATCGATCCACGAGCCGGTGTCCGGCCGAGACATGCTCATCGCCTTGGATCACCAGGACGCGACGAGAATCATCGTAGCTGAAGTAGGTCCAGATATCCACGAGCGGTTCGATCACCTTCCGTGCTTGGTTGGACATGGTGGGCACCACGCGATGGTAGGTGCCGCCATCGCGATGTTTGATATCTTTCTCTTCCGTGTGGGAGATCAGAATCAGCCCCACGCCAATGCGGGAGAGCCGCGTGATCAACCGATCGAACTCTCTCCGGCATTCTGCGTATCCCTTGCCCCACTCTTCCTCAGAGAGATGGTTGATCCCAAGTTTATCGCAGACGTATTCCTCACACTGGTCAAAGAGCTTATCGACGGTGTCCACGACAATCGGACCGTACTTGGTCCCGGCTTTCTCCAACGCTTTCGTCGCAGCCTTGGCCGTGCGCCAATTCGTGATATCCGATTTCCGAATACGGACACCCCGATAGCCCACCTCGGTGGCGAGAAAGTACGACCGCTCCGCATCGAACTGCGAGGCCAACGTGGTCTTGCCGATCTTCTTTTCTCCGGTCAGCAAGATAATGTAATCCTCTAACCGGTCACTCGGCTCGGTGATCTCCTCCGAAAGTTTGAATGTTTCCTTGGGGGACTCCTCCTCTTCTCGATCACGTTTCCTCTTTTTCTTTTTCGATCCTGGCTCCCGCTTCACGACGGCCATGGCGCTCCTTTACTGCTTGAGCAGGTCAGCGATCCGTGCTGAATCCCGAGTGATCTCCCGAGTGATCTTCGTAGTGAGCTTTTCGATCTTGGCGTTCCGACGATCGATGTCCTTCTGGATCCGCGCTACCTTTTTCGCGGTCTTCCGTAAATGTTTTCCGGTCTGCTTCTTCGGCCTCGGTCTCTTCGGCATGTTGTACTCCTTCATGGCTTGGTACGCAGCTGCATTTAGACTCATGCGAATCCTCTTGAGTGCACGGTGGAGATGCCTAACGGATCGGGGCGAGATCGTGAGGATATGTGCCATTGGTAGGAATCCAAACGATAGGTCCACCGGCCATGCTGTCGGGATGGAGCACGAAGAACGGCATCTGCTCCGGCCGGTGCTGCCGTGGTAGGGAGTCCACACCAACGTATTTGTGGTAGGCCTTGCTGGTGATCTTTCCGACGTGTATGGTCTTGACTGCGGCCTCGTCACGATCTCGCTGGCAGACTTCGCAAAAGTCACCGATATGATTGCCTTCGTTGTGACCACAGGTCTTGCACCGCTCGAACGGGTTGGGATACTTTCCATCTGGAGGCCACGACTCGAGACCGGCGAACTTGGCCTGCTTCGCTTTGTCGCTCATGCTGCCGAGAAATTGCGAGATCGGCAGTGGGCATTTTATCTTCACTTCCCGGAGCATGAGTTGTGCCACGCAATTAAATTCCCAGTCCATCACGTGTTCGAGCCGACGTTCGAGCACCCCTTTCAACGCCAGAAAGTTGTACTGATCGTGGATGTAGGTCTGCATGCCCATGAACAGAACCCGCCGTGCGTCCTGCCACGGGATACCGGCATCCACGAGAGCCGCATAGAGCCGACGGCCGTTCATGATATGGTCTTCGATCGCTTCTCGGATACCGAAGCCTTTAAGGTCCGACGAGGTAGCTTCAATCTCACTTCGCTCTTCGGCCATGTACGTCGTGACCGCTTGCCAGTTCGAGATGCAGTGCTTGAGGCCGGGTTCCGATCGAATCCCTTCCTGACCGTAGCCTTCCTCGTAAGCCACGCACATCCGTCGCATGGTCTCTGGCATCGTCCATCCTCGGTGACGCCAATCGTTGTCACGGCCTCCGTGCTGCATGAAGCCGGCACCGATCCGCGTCCGCACGTTCTGGTGCGTGAAGGCTCGGCTCACGCCGTCAATGCAGAAGTCGAACGTGATCCCTTCCAGAGCTTGCGGGAGCGTCTTTCCCTCGAACGCGGAAAGCACGTAGGTCCGTTCGTCGCCCTTCAATCGACACCACCCTAGATTATGCTCTCGCATGCTCTGGCAGGTGCCATCGCACGAGTCTCGGTGGATGACCCGACTCGGCGTCTCTCCCCAATTCGCTTGCAGGGAGTCGTACAGACTGGTGAACAAGTTCTCTGTAGGACCCCATCGGTCTAAGCTCACCGAGAGCGATTCAGGTCCGTACGTGATCTTGTTCCGTGGCTCCTCTCCGGTGTGGATAGCGTGCGGTCGGTGCTTGGCGTCTGCAAAGTCTGCCATCTGCTGCTCCTTCTGTTTACCGAGGGATCGTTGTCGCTTTACCGTCCATGATCTCGGCGGTCATGTACCGTACGAGAGTAAAGAGTGAGTGCATCACCGTAACATTTTTTGAAAGATACGGTGGATGGGTTCCCAATCGGTCCAACCAAAAAGTTCGAATGCCTCGACTGGCGAATTGTTTTACGAAGGTCAGATCATCATCAACGGCAAAGACCACGTTTAATTTCGCCTTGGCATTTGTGATCTCCTCCAGCCGGTCAGCCTTGTTGGACGCCCACCAGAGGAAGTCAAACGCTAACTGCTCGGCATCCAGCCACGCCAGCGTATCCGTAAAGATGTTGGGGTAGCGGTCCACCGGCCGAGCCGTGATCAGCAAAATCTTCCACCGATGGGCGCGGCACCAATCCAGAAAAAATTTCGCGTCATCAAACACGGGGAGGCGTCGGTGATACCCGCCTACCCGAAATTCGTGTTTGAGTAGGTTCCACTTGCTTGGTTCAATGCCTACGCTCTCGGCTCCGACCCACACACGTTTCTTACAAAGGTCATCGAGGCGATGCACGAAGGAAAGCGTCTCCGAGGGTGTGAGCTTGAGGATGTGCGGTCCCCACTCCTTGGCGAATCGGCAGATGCCCGTGATGTAATCAGCTAGCACGTTGTCAATGTCCACGACCACGCAGGGTCCATCCAGGTTGGCCATCCATTCTTCTTGGTAGCGGTACTGAACCACTCGGCTCTTGGCGTAGTACATTTCTTCCAGCTGCTCCATCGGAAAGTCCGCAAGGTCCGCCAGTGAGAGCCAGTACTTAAACATGTCCACGAGTTCTTCGTGGGAATGGGATACGTTCGGCAGCTGACCGGGTTTCTGCCGATGAGATTTCCATTCGTAGGTCCCGAGAAGTTCTCCTGTCTCTTCAAACATCCCAAGAGCGAGATGGCGCAAGCGATCGAGAAATCGATTTCGATCTTGGTCCGGTGTCCAGATCTGCCGATTGAAAAGTCGTTGATCCTCGAAGAGCTTCATGAGATTCATGACTAACCCTGTCCTGTCCAGAGTTGATAGAAGCCGGGCACGTGTTCCATCAACCAGACGAGCAACAAGAACGCCAGCAGGCCGAGGACCACGCCAATGAATGCGTAGAGCACGACTCTCATGTGTCCACCTCCATTCGCCACGCGGCAATTTGTTGCCACGTCTGATGTGCCAGTTCGTCCGGCCTCCACGTGCCGTATCGGCCGAAACAATGGATGCCAAAATGTTGGAGACCTTTCACGATCCGTTCGCTCTCCGCATGCGGATGGATTTTACCAGGATTCAGAATCACCGGGTCCGAATGCTTGAACTTCGTAGCCGTGATTTCGGTCAGGCTCTCGTAATAGATTCGGTCCTCGACGTAGGTCTCCCGATAGAACGGCACCTCCGGCCGAGAGATGTAGTTGAAGATCATGCCCCTCACTGGGACGTTATCCTTCTCCGAGAGCATATGGATTGGATCAGATCGGAAGGGAGTGTGCACCAGCGGTGGGACATCGCACAATGCGATGAAAGCTGGAAGTGGAATGGTGCTCAGCAGCAGGTCGTAATCAATGCGGGAGCCGTCCCGAAAGAGCAGCGAGCGTTCGGTCACCAGGATTTTCGTCACTTGGCGATTGTACTCGACCCGAGGCACCGGAAGTTCGCTCCGCCATCCAACCATCTTGGGTTGAAACTGCAAACCCCAGTCGCCGCCATCCTGCTCCTTCCCGATCTTCTTCTTGTACGCGAGGATGGACGCCCGTGTGGGTGGGCAGCTGTCCACGAGCGTACGAACCCAGAACCGTTCCGACGGACAATCCGGAATCGGTTCCCATAAATACTGCGGACCCACTCTGGTATCAAGGTGATCCTTTGGTGCTTGACGTCTCGAGTCCAGCAGCCGGACGGAGGGAACGGACAACTGGAGGAGTTGACCAACCATGCCTCCTCCGAGGCAGACCACGTGCGCGAAATGCAATCTCATTCCTTGCACTCCTGTAATTCTCTGAAGGCGTGCAGCATGCGAGGTACGTCGCCTGACGCGATCGCATCTTCACCCTCTTTCACCGCAGCCTTGAGCATGGTGGCTCCAAACACGCCCACGGCTCCTAACTCCTCGTAGTGCGGGATAGCTTCTCGTACCCGGTTGCACTCTTGCTGAATACCTTCAATGAGATTCACTGCTCCTCCAATTCAGAAAAGATTTGCGGGGTGCGGTAATGCTTGCTGCGATCTCCTCGTCCACAGATCGGGAGATACTCGCAGGCTCCGTATTTGTTTTCGCAGTAGTCGGAATTTTTGTAATGGCCGACATCGCCCTTCCACCACATGAGGAAGTCGGATACGACGTCCTCTAGTTCCTGCTTCCGCCGATAGAGATCTTCCTTGTCCACCGTCATGCGAAGCCGGAGGAAATAGTAGTCCGGTCGCTTCCGCACATCGGCAGCGATGCGGTGGGCGAACGTTTTGAAGCTCTCATTCTTCTTTGGCTTGGACGTGGGTCGTCGCACGATGTTGTAGAGCAGGCCTCCCGGTGTCTTACCTCCGTGCAAGATGGACAGGATCATCAGATAGATCCCCACCTGCATTTCGTGTGGCAAGATATCCGTCAGGTTGCTCTCACCCTCCTCCCCGATACGGCTCTTCGTCTTGGTTTCGAGCAGCCACGGACGGGACTTCCCTTCGTTGAAAAAGCTGGCATCCATCTTGCCACGGAGGAAGGTCTTCATTCGCTCTTTGCTGTGGCGGTGCTCGACGACGAACTTATGCTTAAAGACCGTTTCCGGCTTCTCCCACTTTACCCGGTAATCTTTTTCCCAGTATTTGAAGTAGGCCGGTAGCACGGCCTCGGCCAAGATGCACGTGACTTCTAATCGCTCGAGACTCGTCGCATCAGCCTTGGGGTTGTCGGCTCGCCACTGAGCGTCGATCCTGGCAATGTGCTTCTTGCAGTACGCTTCCGAGGGAGCCGACGTCAGCTTCCCGGCTCGGATATCTTCGTACACTTTCTGGATCAGAGAATGCGTGATGGTCCCGAACACGCGACCCATGCCGGTATTCTTACTCTTCCACCCTTTCAGGTAGAGCCGTGCGGCCTCCCGGCAATTCTTGAACTTCTGAAGCAGCGAGAAGGTGACGCCATCCACAGTGGGGTCGTATCGCTTCACGTCCACTGGTAGAAGTGGAATGATCTTTGCCATTACTCAAACCTCCCGAGTGCCCACAGACCGATACCGACAGCGTCCCATGCGTGGGTGTCAGAGTGCCGCTTGATTTCAGGAAGGCCAAGACGCCGGCACGCTTTGGAGCCAAGGATCGTTTCCACTCTCCGAGCGGCCACGTCCTTGGGTAGCTGGCCTTTCCATCCAGAGGTGGTTACCGGGGTGAACGGTTTAGGGTAGACCCGTCCGGCGATCGCTCCGCAGAGAAAGGTCAGTCGTTGAAGATCACCCGTACGCCATCCCATGTTCGATGTGGCAGCTGCGTGGTACTCGGTGAACTCAGAAACCACGCGAGTGCGCACATCGCAGAGAGCCACAACCTGATCGGCGATGATCTGCGCACGCTCCCACCACTCCTCTTTTCCGGTGGCCTTGAGCACGCCGATCTGCTCTGGCTCTTTCGCATCGTACCAGAGAGCCCATCCGGTACCGGTCAGACCGGGATCCAACGAGAGTAAGGTTCTCACAAGTGAACATCGATGCTGAGTTCATCGGACTTCTGGTTGAAGCTCTCTCGTACGCAGTCTTCGAGCTTGAGGCCGAGCCGGGAGCACAGAAGATCCGCGTAGAGAATTACGTCACCGATCTCCCGGCCGCAGTGGGCGATGAGATCTTCCATACGTTGATCTTCAGTTTTGTTCATGGCCACTTTGAATTGATTCGATGGCCAGACCCGGTCCATCTTCTTGGTGAGATTGCAGGTCTCACCACATTCCCCGGCCATGGCATTGGACCACTGCGAGGGAAGCCATGAATCAAGTGGATGGAATTGTTCGCATCGCTCCGCGTTGGTTCGTCGTAATCTGTCGAACGTCATACTCTCTTCCATGTGAGGCTCCTTCTTTTGCGGATGCGGGCATACCGTGGCGTGTGGCTCTCTCCTTTACAGGTGATGAAACAGTCCAAGCATACCATGTCCTTGAACGCGGTTCGGTTGCGACACCAGAACTCATGTTTGGATGTGCAGGGACAGGGATGGTGTGGAAGCGGGATGCGTGGCCGTGGAAGCTCACGCGAATGTTTGCGGACGACGGGCATGGAGGGACGCCAAGGGTGCACCGACCTTTTGCCAACGCACGGTGAACATCCGAGCTTGATGCGCGGCCTCTCGTTCTGAGGGAAAGAGCCGCATGAGATCCCAAATATTTTCACTGATAATCAGCCATGAGCAGGAGAAGCATATGTCGCAATTCTGCGGTGCCGATTCCCGCTCCACATGTGGCGACGCACAATTCCGGCAGATGTAGATTTCTCTCATGCGGCCTTCCTCAGTTGCTCGATCCACGTGCTCATCACGGCTCGGAGGAACCGACGGCTCTCCCGCTTCTTATCCTGCAAGGCATCGAGCACGGCTTCATCAATCGAACCTTGCGTGACCAAATCTAGAAATAAAAGTGGCACCTTCTTCATCATGTGCGCGATGCGCTGCTGGCTCTGTGCTCGAACTTCCTGATCCCAGACATTCGAGAAGTAGACCGCAATGCTGGCACACGAGAGGTTAAGACCAAACTGACCAACCTTCTCTTGCATGAGTAGGATACGATACTTCCCTCGATGAAAGTCCTTCTGGATCTTGGGACGCTTCCACTTCGGTGTTTTCCCTCGGATCACGGCCAGCTTCACCCCGGCATCACGGAGCAGGTCTCGAGCCACCGAGATCTCATTGTTGAATCGAAACCAAATCACCATTCTACGTTTCGGAAATTCTTCGGTGATCACTCGCTTGAGTAGCCGGAGTTTCGAATCGGAGATGAGCATCTTCGTAGGGCTGAATCCTCCGGCCAAGCGAGAGAGCCAGAGATGCTGAACCGGTGCCCATTTCGTGCTGGACTCTCCAGCGGTAAAGTCTGTCTCGATCTCCTTCTGCAATCGCTTCTGTGCTGGCTCCATGAAGCAGTAGCGGCGTTCGAATACCATCCGGTTTTTCATGCCGACCTGCTTCTGGGAGCGGATGAAGCAGGAGCGATGGATCTCCTCCTTGATCTCGTTGATGACACCCCTCCTTGGAATCCAGCGGTAGCCGACCTGCGTAAACTTGGCTTGTCGGAACGCCCAAAAATTATCGTATCCAAGGAAGGAGCCGTGGAGGAATTTCATCTGGCAGAAGAGATCTAACGGGGACTCTGGGTTGGGCAACCCGGAAAGAATCGCACGATAGCGAATGTGACTCGTGTTGTTGAGGAGAAGTTTCGTAATCTGAGCTTTCGGATTTCGGATCTTGGTGCTCTCGTCAAGCACGATACAGTCCCATGAGAAGTCGAGGATCTCCGGACGGCTGCGCACGGCCTCGTAGTTGACACCGTACCATCCGGCCGTGTTGTGCTCCGCAGCTGGCAACCAGATCCCCGGCTTCTCACTCGGCCACATGTAGACGGGCCACTCCCCTTCCCGCTTGATCTCGGCTTCCCATTGCATGCCGGGGAGCACGTCTAGCGGAGCGATGAGTAGCACTTTCTTCGGCCTCTTCTGCTGGCGCATCCAGCGTATAGTCACCGGAGTTTTTCCGAGACGCATTTCGAGAAAGAGGCCGATCGCCTTACGCCGATGGGCGTAGGCTAAGGCTTCGGTCTGGTGGGGAAGGAACGATTGACGGGATACGATGGCCACGGCCAGTAGGGTACCGAAAACATGGTCCACGGAGCGTCGGTGAGCAGGGAGCCGTCCAACCTCCGGTCCGGCCTTGGCTCCGGCCATTCCCATGGTCCGAGGCTCGGCCCACGGCTGCTGGTACTGGCGACCAGCGGACCGGGAGAGCGTGGCCGGGAAGCCACGTAGGCTCGGTCCTTGAGGCCTTGCAGGGTTTCAGCTGAAGGAGGAGGAGCCGACCACGTCATCGGCTTGCGGAGATCGGCGTCCGTGAACATGCGGCTCTGAGCCGCAGCCGGGAGAGCCGTAAGCAGGAGAACAAGAGCGAGTATAATCCTCATCGCTTTTCTACCTCCGCTTGGTGCAGGGGAAAATCGCACCGGAGAATGTTGTCACCAAGATCGTTGACGATCGGAACGCCGCCACGAGCTTCGCAGAGATCAACGATCGCTTGACGCTGTTTCATTTGAGCATCTGGGGCATCACATTCGGAATAATGAATGAGGGTGATGCCAAGAAGAAACACGAATCTCATTTTCGGAACCTTTCTTCAATGTCCTTTGTCTGCTGCTCTGTCGCCTTCTGGAGCATGGCCGCTTCTTCTTCTTCTGTAGTTTCCGACTGCCGTTGTTGCGCCTTGAGCGTTCCGATTAGCTCATCGGCCTCCTTGGGAGTGAGCACCCGGAGGTTGATCGCGGCTGGACCTTTCGGCCGCTCCTCCGGCGTGAACTCGATACAGGTGACACGGTGGGTCAACGAGTTCAGCGACTGGTGATTCGGGAGATCCGTCGCTAGTGCGAAGTAGTCCCGGTTGTCCGGTCCGCAGATAAAGAAGAACCCGCGTTCTCTCTTGATCCCCGACACCGTCCCGACCATGCGGTCAGTGTTTGTCATGTGACTTTTCCTCGGGCCATCGACAGATCGTGCGATGCGGCCACGCTAAAACTTTGGCTGTTGCTGCGGGTGAAGGTGAGTGCTTAGGTGAGACAAGAGCCGAGGGGATCATCCATGAACCACGAGAGTGGAAAGCCTCCGGTGTGCGGCTCTCGCGTTACACGCGGCTTCTTGCGGGTAGCCATGGATGATCCCAGACTCCGACGAGGGTGCTACTTCTTCGTCTTGAGGACGAATTTCTTTCCGCTCTTCTTCCCGGCCTTCGGCTTCGCGGTCGAGGACCCGATCTTCTTGACGGACCCCATCGCGGCCAGCCGGTTGAGCATGACACCGGTCTGCTGGAGCGGATCCTGTCCGGTGGCCTTGGCCAACCCGAGCTTGACCGCCATTTCGGTGATATCGGCGACCGTCCCGCTCTTCACCTTCTTCGCCGCATCGTGCACGATCCGCAGGACGTGTTTCTTTTCCAGATCGGCCTTCGGAGCCTTCACGTACTCGATCAGCTTCCGACCACGCCGGTCCTCGGACTTCGTCGCCTGCTTCTTCGTCTTCTTGGCCATGTCAGTCATCTCCTCGATCTGCTGTCGTTGTTGAGTTACTTTCTTGTTCCGGGCACGATCTTTCTTTTCGGACGCTCGACGCTCCTCTTCCCGTTCGGTCCAGAGCCGGATGCACATGGGACATCGGACGAGCTTGCGTAGCACCTTTGGATGCTGAGGAACGATTTCGACGTGACCGCATTTGAGCATCAAGATCAGAGACTTGCCAATGGGCGTACCCTGATAGAGCTTGACACCGCCGACCACGACCGGTCGAATCGGTCGCATGTACAATGCGCGTTTGAGTGGGATGCTCCTCCTTCGGGAAAACGTAATCGTGGACCGTGGCTCCGCACGTCCCGAGTGCTGAAGTCGAAACTTCATTGAACCTTTCTCCAACCTGCTGCATCTGCGTCGTCTGCTGCTGTCGAACGGAGCCGGAATTATGCGTCAACTGCGGCTCCAACGGGAAAGTTTTTATCTCCAGCAGAGACAGCGAGTTAAGCGTGGCGGATTTATTGCCGACGTTTGCACCAACCGTTTTCATCGACAAGGAGGCCGTAGGCCTCTCTCCCTGAGCCGGGGATCACCACGAGTTGCCGTCCATCGAGACTTCGCCAGCAGATGTCACCTTTCTCAAAGAACCACAAGGCCATAAGCATCTCATCGTCCGAGAGCCGTGACACTTTCCCGAGGTTGAATCCAGGAAGAGCTTCAATCCGGCAGGCCGCACATCGCGGTGGGTGCTGACCTTTCAAATGCGAAATGCATTCGGGGCAATGCACCGTTCCGTCCGGCTGTTTTTCTTCGATGATCGTTGTGCGGCCGCACGTGTCACAATCCATACGCTTCCACCTCCTTCCTCTTTGAACATGAATGGCCGTGTGCTTCCAGCTAGGGTCACCGGGTAAAGGCTCCCGGAGACCGGCCAGCTGGCGCAACCAAGTCTCCGAGAGCTTCATGCGATCCTACTTCTTGGCTTTCGCGGGTTTCGCGTCGGCGTACTTGTAGATGTTGAGACCGACCCGCACGTCGCCCACCTCCTTGTTCCCTTGGCTGCTGGCAATGATGATCGTCTTGCCTGACGCCGACGGACCGAAGTCCTTGGAGAGATCCACCGTGAGCGTGAGTTTGCTTCCGCTGATCTCGTACTCGATGTTCTTGCCGATGCTCTTCTTGGCCATGTGACTACTCCTTTGTTCCGAGGTTAGTACTGCTCTTGCCGTTTGATTCCGTACGACGCTGCGAGCCGCACGCACACTACGAACGACGGTGTTACTCCGTGGCGGTCAGCTTCCCTCTGCACCGCATGCTCAATCTCCTTGATGACATACGGCGTGAGACGCTCTCTCCGCTCCCCACGCAACGGCTTCTGACGCCGAATCTTATCCGCCACTTATCTACTCCTCCTTTCCGGTGGATTTGAATTGACGATTCTTCAGCTGTCGGACCAGCTTTCGATCTTCCAACCGGCTGAGGATTTTGTAGATGTGCGTACCCTTCCCGTTCGGGATACCAATCGCTGCGATCACGTCTCTCCCGAGCATGGGTCCACGGGATCGAAGTACGCGCATGACTTGACGCTCTCGGTCGGTGAAGCCTCCCGGCCGATTGCGGCCATTGCTGGCGTGCTTCTTTCCCTTCATCTGCTGGACCATGGTGTCATGGATCTGAATGGCGACCTTGCCATGCGTCTCCTGTCGGTTCGAATCTGGAAAGAGATCCTCACCAATGACATCTTCCAAGGCTCGTGCGGCCTTGTAGAGCTTTCGTGCCCACTCCTTGAGATTCATTCCTCCTCCTTCTGCTGCTGCTTTCGTTTCGACCCGGTACCTAGAGGGTGCATTCCTTCGGCTGCTTGTCGTCTCGCTTTCTGAGAAAGGCCGGGAACCGCAAACCGGTATCCGACATCTTCTCGTACCGTACCTGCACCACGCACGGGTAGGTCCATCGCAAGGCCTCAGACCGGGTCTTGTCGTCGAGGCCGGTGCCCACGTTTCCGAGGAGCATCTTGACTGTGGTTCCCTTGTCGGTCTTCTTGTAGACCATCAGGTTCAAGGCTCCAACCACCTTGGCATTCTTTCCCTTCCCGAGATCGTATCCGGTCGCGATGAAATCTTCCTCCTGCATGAACTTGAGTTTGTAGCAGTTGACCCGAGCCGGTGCCCGATTCATTCGCACCTGCGTCGCCTGATCCTTGCGCCAGAGCACGAGGCCTTCCCACACACGCTTCTTTAGCTGCTCCATACTCCGGACCAGACCATTGATCAAGAGTGGCATGGGGACCACGTGATAGAAATGCGTGCGTCCTTTCCCGTGAGCCTTGTCGAGAACTTCCACGAGGCCGGTGTACCGCTTCTCGTACGGCAGCTGCCACGTGGGCAACCGATCGTAAAAGAGCAGATCGAATACGAAGAATCGCATCTCACTCCCGTTCCGCTCGTACGCCACCATCGTCTGACGGGCACGCCCCTCCTTCGATCGACAGATCTCCGACACGGCCGTGAAGTCATCGGCTCCCTCGGGAGTGGTGACCACAAATTCCGCATCGAGAATCGTCCCCGGAGGGAGCGTGAGTTCCTGGATGTATCGTGCGAAATGCTCGGTAAGATCATCCATGCCTCGGGAGAAGACCCGGATTTTTCCATCGAGGCCGCAGACGATGTAGTGCCGCATGCCATCCCGCTTGCGTTGGATGTAGAGCTTCCGGTCTTTGTCCAGCCGACGAGCCTCGACCAAATCAATTTCACGGATCGGCTTGGCCGGTGCGAAGGTCCGAGGGAGCCGGTTGAAATCAATATCGACTTTCAATTCCTCCAGCCGGACGGACTTGGCTTTGGCTTCGGCCTCGACGTAACCGGCACGCTGCTTCTTCAAGACCTGCCGTGCGTGCTCCTCGACGGCTCGATGCTTGGCAGTCTTGCCCTGCTTCCCGAAAAGCGTATCACTCGTGCGCTGGAGCTTGCCTCCTTT